CGGCGCTCGCATGGGAGGTTGTCGAAGCAAACGAAGGCTGGTCAGCCAGTAATTGCGAGGCCGCCATGCGCCAGCGCTGGTCAAGAGTTCGCGCTTGGGCGGCTAGGCAGTTGCTGCCCCAGGCTAAAGCCGGGGAGATGCAACCATGATCGGAGCATCGGCATCAGGAGTAATAGCTATCGGAGCCTCTGTGACCGCCTCCAACGCAGCCCGCTTAATGTCTCAAGAGTCAAACGCCCCACGTACAGGAAAACCATGACGGAATCCCAACTTTCTCTACTGTTAGGCTTAGGCACCCTCTTCATAACAACTGCACTTCATCCTACACCTATTGGAATACTTGCTTGGATTTTAATCGCTTACGCTTGTGGGGAGAATCAATTATGACCTATCCTCATCGTCTACGGGCCCTGCCCGACAAAGCCGAAAGGCTGGGGAGGTAAAGGTATGAAATGGGACGCCTGGTCAATATTCTGGATCTGTTTCTTTATTTACCAGATCATCATTCAACTCTACCCAAACGGGATCCCTAAGTAATCGACCCAACATCATGACTGTCAAACTAACAGACGAACAACTGGACAGGCTAAGATTAAGACTTAGCTACCCTCATCGTCTACGGGCCCTGCCCGACAAAGCCGAAAGGCTGGCTAAAGCCAATGAGTTCATCCGAGTCATAGCCACTACCGGGCGAAAGTTCTTTTCCCACCAAGACCGCGTAAGCGTACTGTGCCTGGACGGTCAAGGCCGAATCAATTTAATCGACTGTTACACAAAGCGCCTCGTCTATACCCACTACAACGGGGAATGGCGGGGATTCTCCCAAGGCGGGACCATGCGAAGTCTCATCATCCGATTAAGAGAATACATTCAAGGAGTAATCCCCACCGGAGCTGAGTTATTCGACAAACTGCCGATCCATTATGGTGATCAAACCATCTGCCCGAACTACGGGTGGGGCTACCCCGAGGACGACATGAACACCGTCATCGAGGCGGCCCGCCGGATTTTCACTACTCACACGGAGTCCACCTAATGCCTTTCGATCCGAGTAAAGAACGAGTTTATGTTTTATGGGGTGAAAATCTTGATGAGCCTCTTTATTTTGACGACTTAGATAAGTTAGATAACGACGGACTTATACTGTTACTAGCCCATCTAGTTTTCAGTATTGATACTATCAAGCATGATTACAGATCTATGGTTACGAGCTTACAAGGAGATAATCTGCTTATTACTAATAGACGGAGCATAGAGACTAAGATGTGGAAACTAGATCGCACTAGAGAAGTTTACATTAGATTCAAGACTCAGATTAGAGCCATCTTAGATATTAGAGAAACCGAGAGGAAAGCTGCTGCGGATAGAGCACGCAAACGTGAGCATGAAAGCCGCAGACGAGCACGTAACCGGCTAACACCAGAGAATGCAGAATCATACACAACTATTGCCCACAAAGTAGTATTAGCCTATAATAGTATCCTGCGTGGCCAACTTCGGCAATTGCTACAGGATGATGTTCTCTACAACCGCATGGAAGCTGCAGCCCATGCTAACGCTATCGAGGAAGTGACAGAGTGGGTAAAGCAGCAACAAGATATACCCGAAGTTGTCAAAGAGCGCTGGCTCAAAAATAGTGCCAAGTCTGTGAGGAAGCGGACCCGGCGGCACAGCCTGGGGGGTGAGAATCATTCTCAGTCTCATGAGTCTCAAGATGAGACAGCCCCATGACGATGTATTACCCCCGAGCCTGTTACACCCTGTCCATGGACAGTGGTGGGGTGGCCTTCCCAGATGACCCAGTGACCTTCCTAGCCGACTGTGCTCACTGGTGGGCCTGGCTCCAGCAGGCCGATCCTGACGAGATCACCCGCTATCCTGAGAACGGACATCTCCATTATTCATTACCACCCAGATTCCCATGACCATTAAATGCGTTGTCTGTGACGTCACTCGTGAAAGGTATCACCACCGCCACGAGGCTTCACCCGAACATGCGGCTAAAATCTTCTTGCGCGAAACATGTCAGGATAAGTCTTCATGCGTGTTTCAAGTCACTAATGACGAACCCGGCAGTGATGAGCTTCTCCAGGCCCAACTCCAACGCTCAGGACTCATCTCAGAACCCCCATCACCGCAATCACCACAACTCATGGAGTTAATGACTTTCACAGACTACCAAATAACGTCATCAGAGACTGCGGTCTACCCCGACAAGAACTCCATCATCTACTGCGCACTAGGCTTATGCGGTGAAACCGGAGAAGTTGCTGAGAAGATTAAAAAAGTTCTCCGTGATCATAACGGACAATTCCACGCCGATACCATAGCAGCAATCAAACTGGAATTAGGCGATGTTCTCTGGTATATAGCTCAATTAGCTACTGAACTAGGACTAAGTCTTGATGCAATAGCTAAAGCCAATATCCAAAAGATTCAAGACCGCCAGAAGCGCGGCCAACTGGGCGGGAGCGGTGACAACCGATGAGGAGTCCCATGAGACTCATGCTGAGACAGCCCCTGTGACCCCCGAGCCCGCTTGATCCCATGCCACCGAACGCGAGGGTCCGTGCTAAACCATTGATAGCTGTCAAGCCTTGCCCATTCTGTGGCGGGAAGGGTAAATTCGTCATCCGAAAACGTCTAACCATTAAGGATAAGCTTTTTGTCAGCATCAAGCTCAATGACCCTACTGACGTGGTTATGATATATTGTACTAAATGTTCAGCACAGGTATCAGATGAAGATCTACTAGGAACTGATCTTGCTAAACGTACCCGTGACGTGCGCAAGAGATGGGACCGCCGAGCAAACCTTATTGGATCCTAACCATGTCCGCCACCGCTTTCCCGTTCTCTAAGCCTGCCCCGCTGCCCGCCTTTCTACCCTACCGGGTGGCACATGAAGTAACGCAGAACTTCCCATTAGTAATGTGCGATGTTAAACAACCAATAGACAACACATATATGGTGATCGTCCAGTCTGGCCGAGACCACCCGATCTACGAACAAGTAAAGTTCGCCCTTCGTGTAGATATGGATAGGGTGGAATCCATATACAACGACGATATTGATGTTTTTATTGAGGAGTTGGTAGAAGGGTTGATAGAGAGGATGGTACGACAGATAAAACCTAATGTATCGGAAGCTCTGCTAAAGGAATTTGTACCGTGGATGTTCGCTACTGATCCCCACGAGCAGACATCGACATGAGCTTACTACCACGCCACTTCTCCGCCTCCGGCGGAAAAACCCGGCAATCTGCGGTAATTTCTGGCACCCTTAGATAGACTCTGCCTATCTCTACGGCTTCGCCCATACCCCCAGTGGTTGCTCAACGCCCAGTAAACAATGAAGGACTCACCGCAAAGCAGATCATCTGCGCGGAGGCCATTGCGGAAGGCCACTCTCTAGGCGAAGCCGCCCGGATCGCTAAGGTGGACCCCAAAACGGTCCACAACTGGCGGAACACCGCTGTGTTCATGACCGGCTTGACCCGCCGGATCCAAGAGAGGACCGATATTAGCGGAACACAAGGTGTAGGGTTAATACCTGAATGCCTAAAGGTGCTCAAGACGATTATGAATGATGACACAGCGCTAAGAGCCGATAGAATCAGAGCTGCATCGACCATAATGGCGTCCGCTAATGTCTACAGAGAACAGCGAGAGACGGAAGCCATAATCAAAAAACTCGAAGAGCGCATTGAACGTCTCACTAGCGCCACCACAGGTGCTACAGGCCAGGCGTTCCTTGATCTTGAGTCGGCAGCCGTCGAGGAAGCTACGCCCCCCGAGGCCGAGTGAGAACCGGGGCGTCCCTCAAATCTCGTCTGGCTCAACTGGAGAAGAAGGTCGCTCAGCGCGAAGCTGCAGCAGCTAATCACGCCAGTGCAAAGCTACTAACTTCTTTACCTCCTGTAAAGAACTGGGAGGAGTTTGCGCCGCTTACTTGGATCAAGACTGGTGACGACGACGGTGCCAAGATTGAACCCTTCGCGCCGTATGAGTTTCAGAAAGAATTTGTACGCATACTCCACAATTCTCGCCGGATCCAAGTCCTCAAATCTAGGCAGATCGGCATATCTGAAGTTATCTGTAATTATCTACTAAACAGGGCATTAACAGAACCCGGTTTTACTGCCGTAATTGTCTCCAAGACAGGCAAGGACTCCGAGGAGCTAGCTATACGGGTCCGCTTCATGGCGGAATCCCTCCAAGGTGAGTCATTAACATGGCTATCGGATAGTACTAAGCGGCTATCCTGGAAAGGGCGAGGCACTCTACATTTCTTAGCTCCTACAGGTCGGGGCGTCCGTGGTATCCCAGCCTGTTCTGTGCTCTTCCTCGATGAAGCCGCCTTTATCGACGGAGTAAAAGATCTATATCAAGGCGCCAGCCCTTCACTAATGAAGCTGGGTAAAGCCGGGAAAGTGATCATAGTCTCTACTCCAGACATGGAGTCAGACTGGTTCGGCGAAATGTGGACAACGGGCCTTCCCTCCGACTGGTATGACTATGTAGAACGTCGTGATCTAATAGGTCTTCAGACCCTTCTAGACAAAGCCGGGGAAGCGGACGGATGGGCACGGGTAGCGCTTCATTACTCAATGCACCCACAGTATGGTGCAGATCCTACCTGGCCAGCAACTTATAGAAAACAAGAGAAGCTAACACTAAACCAATGGGCGGCGGAATTTGAGCTTAAATTCGGTGCTACCGCATCTGCCATATATGACAGCCGGTTAGTCAAAAAATGTGCTAAAGGTTCCTTCGATGAATGCGGTATGGCAAACCGCATCTACTCCATGGGAGTGGATCCCAACGGAGGAGGTAATGATTACTTTACCGCTGTAGTGCTTGACGTAACCTCTAAACCACGTCGCGTGGCAGCCATGTATCGGGAACACTACAAATCCTCCCCGTACAGCTTAGCCAAAGTAAAAGAGTTGATAGAGAATTTTCTACCTTCTAAAATCATAGTAGAGAAGAACTCCATGGGCATTGTCATAGCGGAGGCGCTTGCACTGCAATCCATGGGGACTGAAATAGAGCTAGTCTATATGTCTGATCCCATCAAAAACGCAATAACCGACAGAACTCTCTTTATGATGGAGGATGATGACCTAATATTCCCTGATGGGATCATTGCTGCTGAGCATCGAGCATTCCGCCGGGATGACCACGGAAAGCGGGGGGCAGGGGGGTCGGCCCACGATGACACGGTGATGGGTGTGGCTCTGGCAGCCATGGCGGCCCCCGGATCCGTCGATCTCCTGGGCTTCCTCAAGGCGGCCTGAGCGCGTGCTACGCGAAAAATGTACATATATTGCTGGATTTCTTAAAAAACCCTGGACTCTATGAAAATACCCCCAACTCTCTTAAAAACCCCTGGACTCTATGAAAAAAGCTCCATCTCTATGAAAAACCACCCCTCATCTCTATTAAAAAACCTCCATCTCTATGAAAAGACCCTCATCTCTTGTCGCCCCCCGAGGCCGTCGCTACACTGAAAGCAGGCAGGACCGCGCTTGAAATCAGTATCTCCCGAAGCTCCCGATAATTCCGTCGCTATCGGCAATCGTAGCGATGCTGATGGCATGCGTACAGATGGAGCTTTAGTCAATGCCTTTACAGGCATGGGAATAGCAGGTAAAGACAGAACCCAATCAACAGGCATACGGACTAGCTATTTACTTTCCCACCCAGAACTTGAAGCTCTTTACTCCGTAGGGCTACCCCGGCGTTTTGTCGATTCTATTGCCGATGAAGTCCTTAAACATCGTGTCACAATCAAACTAGGAGGCCGGAAAGCTTCCCAAGAGATTGACCAGATCACAGATTTTGAAGCCTACCTTAAACAGTTAAAATTCCACCGGGTGTATGCCGAAGCTGTCCGCCTCCAGCGCCTTTATGGTGGAGCCGCTATTGTCGCTCTTGTAGATGATGGCAACGAAGACCCGGAAACACCTGTAAACTACGACCGCATTCGTGGTATTCGTGGACTGTGTGCGTTGTCGCGCCACGAAATATTCCCCATGGACGTGTCCGTTATGGACTACTCCAAACCCGAGATGTACAGAATTACTACTAATCAAAAATTAGACGAGAACCAGAAAAGCCCTGTAACAAATATGCGTATCCATCACACTAGAGTTAGCCGCTTTGATGGACTATACCTACCCTGGCGACAACGCCAACAACAACAAGGCTGGGGCCAAGCACCATTACAAGTAGTATGGGATTCATGGAAACTGTATGAAACGTCCATTAGAGGATTATCTTCTAATGTTACAGACTCTTCGTTGTTCTGGCATAAAGTGCCAGGGTTAATGGAGATGGTGAGAGCCGGTAACGCTAATCAGGTGATGAAACGCATGGAAATAAACAACATGTCTAGATCCTCCTATGGAGGATTCTTAATAGACGCGAATGAAGAGATAGGCTTTGCTGAAAGATCCCTCAGTAACATGGCGCAAGCCACCGCACCTTTTGCTGAGTACATGCAGGCTACTACTGGTTGGCCCGCGTCAATTCTAATGGGCACCAGTCCTGGCGGCCTCGGGAAAGAAGGGCGGTTTGAAGAGCGGATATGGGCTTCGCTAGTAGAAGACTGGCAGACTGTCTATTGCCAAGACCCTATTTCCGATATTTTTGAGCTTTTCATGCGGGCCAAGGACAGCCCCATGCGGGGCACCCCACCAGAATCGTGGGAAATTTCGTTCCCCTCGGTGTTCGTTGAGACCGCCACGGAGAAGCTCGCTGTACAGAAGTCCAGAGCTGAAATAGACAATATTTATGTAGCACTAAAAGTCCTGAGTCCTATCGAAATTAGAAATAACCGCTACGGCTCAGCGGAATACAGTATTGAAACTGTGCTGGACGAGAATGTATCTGCCCAGTTACAAATGGAGGCAGATAGTATGTTTGAAAACAATATGAATCAGCTACAAGCACAAGTATTCCAGGCGCAGGGGCTAGGACCAGACGGCCAGCCGATTGCCCCCGAGGGCGGCGAGGTCCCTGGCCAGTCTCAACCTGCGTCTCAAGAGTCTCAACCGGCGAAGCCCGCGCCCAAGACCGACAGCTACGAGGCTCTGGGCCTGACCATCGACGTAATCAAGCATCAAGACGGCGCCAGCCTGGGCTATCCGGTGGGGACCACTACCCGGAACGACGCACCAGGCCCGGATATTGGCGGCCTGGTGTTGCTCGGACCCAGCCGATCCCGGCGCTATGCCCTGCTCAACTCCACCATTAAGCTCGACGGGGCGATCCTCCCTGGCCCGCAGGTTACTGGCTATGCCTCGCTCCGGGCTGCTAGGAAAGGCTTAGCGGCTTTTCTACCCGAGCAGACGATCTTCACGCTCAAGCCCGCCCCCGAGGACGTTAAATGACCAACATTCGTACGGTTACTTTCCTGATTACTCAATCGAGGATCGACGCTAAGACTCGAAACACCATTGCGTGTAAGCCGCCTAATCGGCGTTGTGGATCTCGCTGCATTCCTCCTGAATGGGACTGCCGGCTAAAGGGGGAAGGCGGTGATGGACATTTAAAAGCTGCGGGAAGAGGTAGTGATCCATTAGCTGCACTCGCCAGCACACAAAGAGGGCTCGGTCGTCTTAGAAAAGGCATAACTACTGGTAACTTCTCAGAATTAGAAGGCGGTAGAAAAGCCGTCATTCGCGGTGCTGTTAAAGCATCCCCTCAAGATCTTAAGAAGAAAAAAGAACTACAAGCTGCTCTAGTTCAAGGGTCTATAGGCATCGGTGTAGCTCTGGCCGTACTCGGGGGTGGAGTCCGCGCCCACGGCATCTTAAGCAATATCCGCAGCTACAGAGAAGGTATTGGTAAAAACATTGATGACAGTGTAAGTAATGCACTGCATTCGGTGCTAGATCTACATCCAGCCCGTGCGCGTACCAAAACTGAAGCTCGTAATGCTGTCGCTGAATTAGTGCGCCGTCGCAATGGCGTAGGAGCAGTAGCTGGTAGAAACTACGGATTACCTGATACTTCTGATATTCTTAAAACCAGCCCTTTAGACTACTCCCCGTTTTCGGCTGTAGGCCAGCGGGTTAAAAATGTAAGTCCTAGCGCCTACACAGACTTTGGTGAGTGGCATAAAGCCTCATACAAAGCGATGTGGAGCACGCCACGCTTGAAAGAGCAGCAAATCTATAGAGTCGGTGATGGTTATCAATTCGCGACGCTCTCGGGGGAGGACTTTCTTAGAACTCATTACAAGGTGACTGGCGGGGCTGAAGTGTCAGGCGTGAAGCTGGTGCAGCAGATCGCAGATCAATTGGATGCTGAGCACAAGACGTTGACTAATTACGCTAAAGACCGGGGCTTTAACCTAGGTAAATTAGAAGATCGCCATAGCTTAGCTAACACGCTGCTCGATGCTCAACAGCTAACCCCAGCAGCCAGAGAACAAGCCCGTAGCCAGCTCCTAGGTACGCTGCACCCCAATTTCCGAGCAATTGGCACAGCAAGAACTATCTATGGTAAGACAATCTCAAGCTATGATACTTTCTACGAGTCTATCATTAATTCTTTACCTAAAGTCTACGGGCCAACAGGCTTAAGGAAATCCGTACCTCTAGACCAATACCCAGTAATGCAGAACGCGATGCAGGGGCATGCGGAGTTCTTTGCTACGCGACTCTACCCTACAGCAGGTAGGCAGGCGGTTAAAGGCCCATACTCTGCGGATCTAGTTAACCAGCATTATTTTCAAACTAATGGCTCTCCCGCCAGTGTTAATACATTGTGGTCCGCCCCGAGCCTGACTATTCAAAAGGCCGCCTCAGAGCATGCAGGTAGGCCGATCAAAGACCCTTCCGAAGCTTTGATAATACTCAAGGGGACCGGTGCATTCGAGGGGCTTCAAATAAGACCCCCTAATGAGCTAAACACACGTACCGGTAGAGCTATTCCGCCAATACCTCCGATGAACCGTCCTCGACGGGCTAGGGAGAGCTTCAAATTCACTAATGTAGAGGAGCAGCAGTCTTATCTAGACGTGCTTAAAGCCCTAATGGGTAGGACATTGCCTAATGGCAAGCCTTTGTATAAAAACCAGAAGTCAGCGGAGGCGGCTGCCCGTGTAGTAATCCAGCGCCGCCGCATGGAAGCAAGAAAGCCCCCCGAGCGCGGTGATACTTATTTCCAGGCTTTCGCTGCGACTATTAGACAGGACAAGCGCTGCGGCAAATCCGGTATTCCTGATAACAGGAACTGTTCTAAGAAAACATTGGCCGCTCAGGTCTCTTCTGGCGGAGGTGGGCAATCTGCAGCAACCCCAAAAGAGGTGGACAATACTCTCCGTAATGTGGCTATCGGTGCTGGAGCAGTGGCCGCCACAGCCGTAGGGCTCGCACTCGGGGTGAAGTCTCAGCAGGTATTCGCCTATAGGAGAAATGTGTCCAGATCTGCTATAGACGCCGAGGCTATGGCTAAGGATATGGTGCGCGAGTTTAACGAGAAAGCGGCGAAGCGCTTAGGTAAGGATGTCAAAGACGTTACTCCGTTTGAAGCATCTACCTACAACTTCAAAGATAAAGGATATGATACTGGGTTTAGTGGTATGGATAATACCCCAGCATTTTATGGGCAAACACAGAATAGCAAAGGCGCAGTAGTCATGCTCTCCTATGCAGACGATGGTACTTTCACTAAGCGTGGTCAGGGTAGTCATTTGATGGCTGAAGGTGGAGCTTTCCGAGAGATCTGGGGCGAGCATGATATACTCCCTTTTGCTAACAAAATCTCCCAACCTATTAAGCAAGGTGCCGACGATCTAGACATGAAGACGCGGAAAGCCCGCATAGGCATGCTCCCTAAAGTAGCTCAGAAGCCGGCTACTACGGCTGTAGAGATGAAGAATGCGTTTAAGCAGATGGATTATTTGCGAGGTAATATAGAAACTCGTGGGTTTAATCCTGATGCAGTACGTGCAGCAGCTTTTGTCGCAGCACAACGGCGGTTAACCGGCAAGCCTGTCCACATGCTAGCCTACAGCAATGGGGGAAATGTGGCGTCAGAGACACTAGCTATTCTAGCTGAAATGGGTTATAGAGATGTCAAAGTTGTTAATGTAGCAGGCCCCACTTTCGGGGTCTTTAGTCATACAGATGAGAATATGCGAACATGGGTCAGCAAAGGAGATATGTTTTACGCAACTATGGGTAAACGCGCTTTTGCTAGCAGCCCTGTCCGTATGCTGCAGAATGAGGGTATTCCCCATGGGCTTAAAGAAGACGGTAGGAATAGCTATATGTTCGATAAGCAGTTAAGGACTGAAGCGTATACTTACTTAACAGTTGATAGGCAACGCTCTAAAGAGCTGACTAATGAAGTTTTATGGCGTGTCTCGGATAATAAGCCTATGGAAGGTGACCTTAAAATTTTATTTGGGGATAAGAGTGACGAAGTCATGAACCGCTATTCTAAGGCGCTCAACAAAAATAAGCCGCAAGCGTTAAGTGATCTGCGCTCAGAAATCGAAGATCGCATGATTGATGTATGGTACGGAGGTTACGATCCTAACAAGGTAAAGCGTAGTAGTAAATCCCTACGAGCTGAAGTACAGCAGAATGCCACCGAGGCTAAGGCAGTTCCCCCCGAGCCCGCTACCTCCTCTAACTAAAGTGTCACCTCCAATCAAAATGCGAATTCACTGGCCAAAGGCCCTAACTATTACTGTCGTAGCCACAACTATGTTCGGCGTAGCTTTTCTAATCCGTTGCGAACATTCCCCAACCCTGCCTGGTGGGTGGCCTAGCTGTTGGATTGTCAGTGGCTCTATTATGGGAGTTCCTTTTATGAAAAGTATGGCTGAAAAGGCCGGTTTCGTGAATGGGTATAATACTTACAACCCAGCTCTGCGTAAACCTCGTGAAGAGGACGAGGTCACTTAATCACACATCCATTTTTCTCTCCCCATCCTCAAGTATCGTCATGATCATCAGTCAAGAGTGGAAAACAACAGTCCACGCACTCAACCTCTCCCAGCCTGACGCTTCTACCTGCCAATCCGCCTGCATTGCAATGGCGGTAGGTGATAAAGACGTGCTAGGGGTTCGCCGAAAGTTGAATCGTCTGCCTGGTGCGGCGGGGGATACTACTAACATGGGCAAAGTAATTCGTGGCTATATCGGTGACCGGTACATCTACAACAACACCGCTTCGCTCAATGACATTGTTGGTTATCTAAAAGCTGGTGAGTTTCTCATCACTCACGGCTATTTCACCGGATCTGGGCATGTTATTGCTCTCGATGGTTTGAAACTGAAAGCGGATGCCACTTACGCCTTCAATGTCAAAGACCCTTGGTCGGAGTTCGACGGCCCTAGCTGGACCTATAACAACCCCAAGTCCACATTCTATGACGGGTTCTACTCCGATAAAATCATCTACGCGGCCTGCGTACCCAGCGTGAGTGTTTGGGATGCCGCTCAGTGGTACGATAGCCGCCCTGATTACAACCTCAAGAAAGCCTGGGTGCATAGAATCTTGCCGGCTGTGCCTCAACGGTAACCTGAGGGGGAGAATCCCTATCTATCCAGGCCATGCCGATCCCCGCAGCATTCCTTAAAAAGGGTCGTAAAAAGCCCGCCGAAGGTGGTGCTGCGGAGGAAGGAATGGAGTCTTCGAAGATGGAAAAAGGGGAGTCCCCCGAGTACGGTGATGCCCCCCACGGGAAAGGTAAGAAGCCCTGCGCCGCTTGCATGAAGAAGGGTAAGAAGAGTGGCTCTTGTGGCTGCGCAGCTAAAGCAGCAATGGACGCTGTACTTACTCCTATGGAATATCTCGATGCTTGTGAACTTGGGATCCACAAACGTAGTAGGGGTTATATTCGTGGTGTGTTGAGTGTGCGGGAGGATAAGAAGTGTGGACGCTCAGGCATCGCTGAAGGCAAGAAGTGTAATAAAGGAGTTCTAGGTACTGTTAAATCTGCCCTTGGCAATGAAAATGTTCAGACCGGTCTTAAAGTAGCCGCCGTTGCTGGCGGCATCGCCGCAGGTACAGTAGGCGCTATGAAATACCGAGGAATGAGGCAAAAAGTAAAAGACATTGGTCGCACGGTAGGTAAGTTTAAGGCGACTCGTGGCAAAATCAGCGCAAAGCTGGGAGCAACAAAGAAAGCAAACTCTACATACTGGAGCACAGGTTCAGCACTAAATGTGAAAACAGCACAAATAGAGGCTAAAGGGTATAGAAATAACCTTCGGGAATACCTTGGTGACCTCAAAAAAGAAGCCCCGATTTCCGCCGCTCGCCGCCGAAGAGCCAATAAAGGAGGCAATTGAAATGACACTCACACCATCTACCCTTCGCTTTGACAAAAAGTGCGGTGCCTCCGGGATCGCTGAGAGCAAGAAGTGCAATAAAGGCTTAGTCGGTACTGTCAAATCCGCCCTGGGTAATGAAAACGTCCAGACCGGCCTTAAAGTAGCCGCCGTTGCTGGTGGTATTGCTGCAGGTACAGTGGGTGCTATGAAATATCGAGGAATGCAGAAAAATGCTATGTCTAACCTAAGAGTTGCGAAGAACTTACGTGCGACTAGCCGCATGTCAAATCCTCGTCCTACCAATTCCGCTGGTGGCATTCCAGACCCATGGACAAATCAAGTTAGCAACTCACAAGCCAGTATGGCACGGTCTATGAATAACAAACAAGCTCGGGGGATGTTGTCTCAAGGCCCTGTACCTTTATCTAGAGCAAGGGCACGGAAGGCGACAAAAGCTGCAGTAGCTCCCGCAATGGCTAAAGCTCAAGCTAGGGTTGCTTCAACACGACGCGCTGCGCGTAAAACCCAGATCGGGCTAATCAGACAGAAGCGCCGACTCTTCGGCGGTAACTGAGGCTGATGCTGCTCACACCCCTAACCATCCGCCTTGACAAATCCCCCGCCTGGCAGCGCAAGGAAGGCAAAAACCCCGAGGGCGGCCTTAACGCCGCAGGCATCGCCTCCTACCGCAAGCAGCATCCAGGCTCTAAGCTCTCCCTCGCGGTAACGACCGACCCCTCCAAGCTCAAACCCGGATCAGCGAGAGCAGAAAGACGACGGAGGTTCTGTGCCCGCATGTCGGGAATGAAGCGTAAGCTAACCAGCGCGAAAACCGCCAATAACCCAGATTCACGGATCAACAAGACGTTACGGAAATGGAACTGCTGATCCGCTTCTAGTAAGAATCAAACCTTCGCTAATGTTACCAGCTCCGGCTGATATTGATATTTACCAGTCCTATCCGCATAAGTAGTTTCACAGGGATCCCCCTCAAAGAAAAGCAGCTGGCAGATGCCCTCTTCGGCATAAATACGGCAATCAGCACCAGAAGAATTACTGAACTCCAGGGTTAGGTGCCCCTCCCATGCCGCTTCTGCCGGCGTGGTATTCACAATGATCCCCAACCGGGCGTAAGTGCTTTTCCCCAAGCAGATCACAGTGATATTCGGCGGCACCAGTAGTTTCTCCAGCGCTACCCCGAGACCGTAGGTATGCGCCGGCAGAATGAAGTAGCGACCATCCTCATCCTGATGAAGAGGGGCCGGCTCCAGATTGGCAGGATTGGCCCGCTTGGGGTTCATGACCGTGCCGGGGACATGGCGGAAAATCTTAAATTCGGCGGCTGACAACCTAATGTCGTAGCCATAACTACTTGTGCCAAAGCTCAGCACCGGAACCTCGGCTGGCGGCCAATCAAGATCCAGGAGCGAGGCACGTTCGCTCTGGAAGCGCTCGGCTACTTTGACCTTCCGCACTAGCTCCTGCTGATAAGGCTCGATCATCCCAGCGGCAGCTTGCTGTCCTATCCAGATGTCGTTCTTAAGCACAAGCTTTTTGGCGAGTAGCTACTAGCTTACGCCCCCGAGCGCGACGGTTGCGGCGTTTACGTCCAATAGTGGGGGAGGCGCTAATCAAGATAGGTAGATAATTAGGTCTCGTATTGTGATAGACGCGATTCATTACCGCCTTGGTGCGTTCAGATAGTATATACGCAAACTGCTTAGAATCAAGCAATATAGTGTCCAGTTTCTCCCTCATGTTACAGTTCTCTACGATGCGCGTAACCGGCTCGTTTAGTAGTTCAAGCATTTCATCAGCAGTCATGCCTGTAGTAGTGCAAGCATTTCATCAGCAGTCATGCCTGTAGTAGTGCAAGCAGCATTAAGCTCTTTATTCATAAAACCCAAGACAAGTGTCCACGCAGGTGCCTCGCTAGAATAGCATACATACCCCCGGTAATCATGCCCATAACCACCGCTTCACTAAGATTCGACAAGAAATGCGGTGCGTCAGGCATACCAGACAACAAGAAATGCTCCAAAAAGACCACTGCACCCAGTTCTAACCCAGCAATCACCCCGAGCCTGATCGGCAAAGTCGCCCTTGGGGCCGGGATCGCAGTCCTAGGCATCTCCGCCGCCCGCCGTTTCGTTCGCCGCGACCCCGATTGGAAGGGATTCACCGCCCCTGGTGAGGACTGGGATCGGATCGAAGCTGAGGCGCGGAAGCGCGGCAAACAGTGGGATGTCTTTGAAGATAACAAGAAAGCCAACGCAATTGCATGTGCAGCATCCAAGATTGATCACTGGATTAGGGAAGATGACTTTGTTCCGACTCCACGATGTCTAGGGGGCCAAGGTGCTTACGGTAATTATGTTGTCCACCCGTCTAATAAATACGGTATAAAATACTTAAAGAACAACGACCTCGGGGGGACGCCTAATAAATTCCTGAGCGGCCCCACAGAAAGCTTACTCCCTGAAGGTGAGATACTAAGGCACGCTAACATCAATAATGTGCCATCCCCTCAGCTATACAAAGCTACTGACCGGGTATTGGTCATGGAGCACTTGAACAATTATTCCCCTTTATCTACGCATGGGGTAAGTTCTAGTATTTTCTCGCTTAAATACACCGCACCACTACAGTTAAAACGCCAAATGTTAGACCTCTATCGCTCTTTACACATGAGTGGTCTCGTACACAACGATGGGCACTTAAAAAACATAATGTTTAACCCAAAAACCAGAAGCCTTAAATTCATCGACTTCGGCCTAGCTGAGTTCGCTACAGAAAATCGAACTAGCGCCCGCGATTTCATCAACGAGCTTACTCAAGTACCACGCCGCGTAGGTTTATCAGAATACGCAATAGAGACATTTGAAAGCCGGTGGGCTCCTCAGTGGGATCCTCTAGAAAACGCTTTACGCACTTATGAGACCGACCACGTAGACAAAGTTGTAAGAGGTTATTACAGAAGTTTAGAGACCGCTTTATTAAAAAGCTACTAGGCTGATTGCCCCTAAACGCCAGCCGTAAACTGGTGCATGAGCCTAGCAACAGCTACCCGCTACGACTTCCTCTCGCTGCCTATCGTCGGCTGCAAGATAGACCCGGAGTCGGGATACCTCCAGGTCCGGGCCCGCACCGCCCGCACTGGCCTCCAGAAATATCGCCGCGCTGACGGCAGGGTCGAAACTGAGTACCGCCCGGAAGAGGAAGTAGGAAAGCCAGAAACCCTAGCATCCTTCGGGATGAAGCCAGTTACTTGGCGTCATCCTCCGCAGCTACTCGATGCAGAGAATACAAAGATGTATCAAATCGGACATGCCGGCTCGCATGTCCACTTCAGCGACGGTTTTGTTGAAGTAGCGCTTCTTGTTACTGACCAAAAATCCATCGACAACATCCAACGTAAGGATTCTCCCGATCACGCTGTAGAAGTCTCCGCCGGCTACCGGGTCGATTATGACCCTACCCCCGGTCAAACACCATCAGGCGAGTCCTATGACGGTGTCCAACGCAATATCCGCGTCAACCACATCGCCATTGTCCCTAAAGGACGTGCTGGCCCAGAGGTGAGGCTGCTGTTAGATCGAATGGATTCTACGGCAGCGGTATCTTTTGATCAAGCACTCCTCGATTCCCCCGAGCCCGTACCCCCCGCGAACCCCGTTATGGCCCGTATCACTCTCGATGGAGTCGATGTTGAGGTTGCCCCTGAATATGCTCCGCTGGTGCAAGCCTATGTGAGGGATTCCAGCAAGGCCCTCACTGAACTGCGCACTGCTAATTCCACTCTGCAGGAAAAGCTAGATACCCTGCAGAGTGATTTTTCTGACCTGGAGGCTGAAAAGGAGGCTGCCGAGGGTCGCGCCGATGGGCTCCAGGCCACGATTGATACCGGGGAACCCAGTGAGATTCACCTCGATGAAGACAACATCGACGCGGTTCTCGCTCAAATCCCAGCCTCCCGGTTGGACACCCTAGTAGCCGCCCGCCTCGACACTCTTCAACTCCTCGCACCCGCCTTTGAAGACGACTTCGTCTTCGACGGCATCGAGGCCAATGAGTTGTACATCCAAGCCTACGAAAACATCTTCGGTGAGGCCCCAGATGAGGAGATGGAGGTCGCCCAAATGAGGGGCCGGGTTGAGGGGGCCCTGGCCACGCTTGATGCCGAAGATCCCCCCGAGGCCGAACCAGCTTCCCGAACCGATGCGGCTGATTCCACCGGCAAGCTGCGCACGGCCCTTCGCGGTGTCCAACGGCGCGATGCTGCAGCATCCTCCGATAGCTACAAGCAGAAAACCAACAATAGTTGGCAGAAACCGCTGACTGCTTCTAAGAGGCGATGACTCTTTCTTTCTATTAAAGGCTAATCCCCTCTACTCACACCTCCGGCCATGCCTGTAACTTTCACCCCAACCACAGTAACCTCCCCTATCGGGGTTCAAGGTTCATACCCCCTGACTTCCGCTGGTGCCCATGAAGGGATGCTGGCCAATCTCAACTCTTACGACTCTTTCACCGGGATCAATCAGACCAGCGCGGCGCTACCCTTCGGGGCCTTGGTTCAGGTAGACACAGCCGGCGGTCGAGATGATAACGCCATGACCCTCTCCACCGGGGTCACCGGCAACTTCGGCATCCTGGCGGACTCCTTCACATTCGAAGGGGTCGCCTCCGGCAATGCCAGCTATCTGTCGAGCGGGATCCCAGGGAGCAACCTGGCCGCCGATGGCCGCCCTGGCTACCCCAACCGGAAGTCTCTCAATGTCATCCGCCGGGGCCAAATCTGGGTCTACGTCACCGAGGCCGTGGCCCTGACGGATGCTGTCAGGTTCTGGGATACCGACCACTCCGGCACCGTGGCCGGGGCATTCCTGGGAAGGTTCTGCAAAACAGCCTCCGGCACCCGGACGACCCTGTTCACCAACGGTGCCCGCTGGATCACCAAGACCACCGGGGCTGGCCTGGCTGTCTTGGAAGTCGAGATGGCCGCCGCCACCTTTACCGCCGACACCTAATCCCTGACCATCACAGGTCTCCCACTACTTACTCCCCCTCCTTCTATTTCCCCTCGCGAGAGGCTCCGACTATGTCTAATGAACGCCTCGACAACCACGGTTTCTTCCTCGCGAGGGAACTTGAGCATATCATCACTAGGGCTTTTGAAGTCGAGTATGCCGACATCAAATACGCTAGTGTACTCCCCATTAACAGCGAGGTGTCTAATGGGAAGGATTCCTACACATATAGGATCTACGACCAACAAGGCTCCATGCGGCGAATTGCCGATAAGGCAAAGGATCTCCCCCGCGCTGATGTGTTCCGTAAGGAAGTAACCCACAAGGTTGAATCCTACGGTTCCAGCTTTGGCTACACCGTCCAGGAGCTGCGAGCTGCGGCTGAAGTCCCCAACACAAACCTGGAGCAACGCCGCGCTAACGCTGTGCGTCGCGTCTATGAAGAAACTATGCAGCGCATTTCCTACTTCGGAGATCCTGCTGCCGGCCTTCGCGGCTTCTTCAACTCCGATCAACTCGACAAGATCGTACCTGATAAGTGGTTCGACACGTCCGGCATCACCGCCGATGAAGTTCTCGAACTCCTCAATGAACCGGTAACCCGGATCGTCGAGAACAGCAACATGAAAGAACAACCAGACACCATGTTGGTTCCGTACAATGTGTTCCGAAAGATCTCCACAATGAAGCTCGGGACGGCTTCGGACACCACTGTCATGGAGTTTTTCCTCAATACCAACGAGGTTATTAAGGACATTGAACCCATCAATGAGCTTACTGCCTCTAAATCCGGCGGGTTCTTGTCTAAAGACCGGATCATGACCTATGAGCGTAACCCGGACAAGCTGGAGATGCACCTCCCCCAGCCACTGGAGTTTTTCCCTCCTCAACTCCAGGGCCTGGAATATACCGTGCCTGCGCACGCCCGCCACGGTGGGGTAGCCATCTACTTCCCCCGTTCCGTCATGGTGATGGAGAAAGCCTGATAAGCTACCAGCGGCCCCTACACAAATCTCCCCATGAGCCAAGATCGAGTCAACATTTTCTACAGCCCTGCACTGGAGAACCCCCCTATGGATGGGTGTTCTATTACCTATACCACGATCTCTAAGGAAACGGGGGAATCCACTCGTGTGACTATCCGCGAAGGGATCAATAATATCCCCGAGGACGACTGGGAGAGTATTAAAACAGGAACGCACGGACCACATGCACTCCGTCTTTTGGAGTTAGGCGCCCTCCGCGTCATGGAAAGCAATGAGGTCAAAGAACTCCTCAGCGAGACGGACCTGAAAGTTCCTGATGAGGTCTCCATTGCTGATCTCAAACTACCAGATGCAACGAAAGTCATTACAGCCACTCATGATCTCCAGTGTCTAGCAGCCTGGCTGGAGAAAGACCAGCGCGTGCCTGTCCGCACTGCTATTCAAAAACGCATTGATACTCTAACCGGAGGCAACTAAGCCAATGGCTGTGATTACTGCAGCGGAGCTTCAGCAGAGGTTCCCCGAGTTCGCTGAACAACAGTCTGCAGTAATAAATCCAATCATTTTACAAGCCGAACGTCAAACTCCAGCTTCTGTATGGGGTAACAGTGGGTTCCGCGTAGATGGCATTGCCTATTTATCAGCGCATTTACTCGCAACCCGCATTATTCAAATAGGATCTCAAATAGGAGCGCCCTCGGGGGCCGCTCTTGCTGTAGGTCTAGACTCCACTCATTACGGACAAGAGTACAAAAGACTTAGAGACTCGATAGCGGTAATAGGTTTTGCTAGTTTTGACTCTATCAGTGAGGTCGTGGACTATGAACCGACTCTACCACCCCCTCCTAGTTTATTACCTAACGAGTCGCGCACGGCTAACACAGCGACAACTAGTTATTTTGGTACAGCTCCAGGCGGCACTGATGAGTCCTCCTTAGGTTGGACAATTGTCCGTTATGTTTTCAATAGTGCGGGCGTGCTACAAACTCGGGCTACTGCATCTGGGGCTTGGGTTAACTACTCCTCCCTTATCTATCTCTGATGGCAATCATCAACCCACAGCCGCCCGTAATTGACGGACTTGTCTACGACAAACTAGGCGTATCTATTGCCCAGTCAACAAACCCAAAGAATGGGGAAATGGTCTTAGATATATCGGTCACTTTTTTCCCGTATCGAGACGGACCAAACGGGCCAGAGATATTGCAGGAAGGCCGAACAAGCATGGTTTTTGCTGACGCAGTAACCCTTGCTGGGAAAATGGCTCAAAAAGGTAATCTAAGCCTGGCCCGGTTCCTGGCAGCACAGGAAGCCGCGGCTCAAGCATTCATCAACGCAAACGTGTAAGAATGGCTAACATTCCCGCCATACTAACCAACAATGATTTCTCTTTGCCGGCAACATGGTTTGGAGGCGTTGTGCCAGGCCCCGGTGATGTAGCATTTACTAATGGGAATACTGTACTAATTAGCGATGCTCGCACTGTTCAGGCATTGTCTAATTTGGTCGGAACAGGTATTGTTGCCGGCGGAGGTTTTGTTTTCCGAGATGGCGGCGACTTAACCGCTACCAACGCAAATAGCTTGTTATATGGAAGCAGCCTCATCTCGACAAACCTGTCCGTTGGACACTCGGCCCGCCTTAGTGCTGGGACTACCACCAGTGCGTCCGTAGGTGGAAGCGGTGTGTTGGTAACTCATGGTACGAGTGGGACATTTAACCTAAACGGCACCTACTTGGGGGTCAATCAAGGAAGTGCTACAATTGACAATGCTTCAACAGGAACACTAAACATTACGGGCAGCGTAACGGCTGTCGGTGGAAGTGGCGGCAGCGTCGCGCCTGGCGTCAGGCTAAGCGGCAGTGGGACGATAAACCACACTGGAAATGTTTTCGGTTCTTCTAATAGTGCTGCGGTAGGAGCAGTTAACACTTCTGTCAGTGGAACGTATAATCTAACTGGCAACTATACGGGTGGATCTAATGGTGCAGGCATAGAAAATAGTTCAACTGGATTCTTTAATGCTATTGGCGTGGGCAGGTCTGGAACTGGGGCGCCAGCGATTGGGCGGGGTGGCGTTGGCCAAAACACAAGAATATCGGGCCCCCTTGAGTTGGGTTCGAGTGGCAACATCAATCCCAAGCAATGTCAAAGATATACGTGGGCCACAACGCTCATCCCGACTTACGAGCAAGCTGTTAGAAGCGATGGCAGCACCAGGCGAGATTTATACTCTGCCGACAACATACCAACTGGCAACTGGCCCGTCGCTAGTAATGTAGTGGCCCCTACTGTGTACGGACCCAATAACGAACTTACAGGAACCCACATTAGCCCATCACCCTCATCTGTAGCGCAAGGCGTGCCAGTTGGGAATACAGTCGGTACAGCCATTTTGACCGGAGCCAACGTGCTGTCAGCGCTTGGTATGGTCACCGGCAACATGGACACAAAATTTTCACAAATTCCTGCGCAAGTCTGGAGCAATAGCACTAGAACTCTAACCAGTGGCGGCGGTGGTGGTGGCGGTAGCTCCCCAACAGCCACTGAAATAGCTGCCGAAGTTTGGTCTACTGCCACGCGCACCCTAACTACCGCGTTCCCCTCAATTCCCACTGCTACTGACATCGCTACCGCTGTCTGGAATGCAGCAACTAGAACCATCACTACCACTATCCCCTCTGCTATAGACATAGCTGGAGCTGTGTGGGGTGCAGTAACAAGAACTCTTACAAGTAGTAGCGCCCCTACAGCTACTGATGTAGCCACCGCTGTGTGGGCTAACACCGCTCGCACCATCACAGGGGGTACAGTAAACACCATACTAGACAAAGTGGGGTACTCACTAACTTCTTCAGAACGCCTAGCCATCGCTACTGCAGTAGAGCAAAGTATCCTCAACGAAAATGATGGACAAGCCATCTTAAACGCTATAGTAGGTGCAATAGGTAACACAAATATTGATCAAGTAGCGTTGATCGCCGCGATCCGTGCTGACCTAGAGCGAAATGGCGGAATGTTAGCTGGTAGATCCACACTCACTGCTGGAGGTGTGCGTGCGGAGCTGAGCACTGAATTAGCGCGGCTTGATGTGGCCGTGTCCTCCCGCCTAGCTCCTACTGGCACGTTGTCCACGGTAACAACCTTGACCAACGCTCCTAATGTTCCCAGCGCTGCCACGATTGCATCCCAGGTGCGAACGGAGCTAACAACGGAGCTGAGCAGGCTTGATGTTGCTACTTCCACCCGGCTGGCCTCTGTCAGCTACTCAGCGGCACCAACAACCGCTGCAATTCGCACTGAGCTGAGTGTCGAACTGGCACGGCTCGACACTCCCGTATCGTCCAGACTGGCCCCTTCGGGCACCCTGGCTCGCGTTACCCTGACGGACACCACTACAACGCTTACAAGCCAACCTTCATTCCCTGCTACTTCAGAAATAGCCTCCGCAGTGTGGAACACCCCTAGCCGCACTATAACTGGAGGTAGTGTAGATAAAACCGGATACTCCTTAACCTCTGCTGAGCGTCAAGCTATAGCTACGGCAGTGGAACAAAGCATCCTAAACGAGAGTGATGGACAAGCTATATTGAACGCAATCGTCGGAGCTATAGGTAATAGCAGTGTCGATCAAGTCGCTCTAGTAGCAGCTATCCGTGCAGATATGGAACGTGCGGGAGGTATGCTATCAGGGCGTTCGACACTCACAGCGGCCCAAGTATGGACCCACACCAGTCGTACTATCACTGGTGGTACTATTGACAACGCTTCACAAACTACTATAGCGGCTGGGGAAGTTGCTGCAGCAGTACGGGCAGAACTCAATCCAGAACTAGAGCGCTTACGCAATTGTAGCACTATGGACACAACCGCAGCCGCATTAGCAAACGCCCTTAAACAGTAAAGTAATGAGTATAGCTCCCGCGCTAATATCAGCTTTCGCTCCATGGGGCAATACTGAACTTATATTCAAAGTCCCAAACACTACACTTAACATAGACCAGGCCACAGGTAACTATACCTACGGCGAAATTACAATAGAATATCTAGCTTATCTTAAAATTCAACAGCCTAATTGGAAGACATCTTCAGGTACGGATCAAACCACTTACAACGTATCTGGGCGGCTGCTCTCCCCGAGCACGCTAGATCCCCGTATTGTAAATGGATCACAAGCATTAGCTACCCACAACGGGGTAAAAGGTCGTTTTGAACTCGTTATTGATCTTAGCATGCCTGCAGCTTCATTCCCCTATCTTAAGCAGCCCATATCTGGCATATTCAGAGTAACCGGAGGTGGATAATGGTAACCAATAACCACCGGTCCATTGCCAATGATTTTGAAGCAGCACAAGCAAAAACAATAGTCGAACTCGGGGAGTGGTTCAACGAAAGGTGTCGTCAAGAAATCGAGTCCCCTGAATGGGCTTATCCGACTAACCCAAAAATTAGAGATATAATCTCTACAGGAAAGCTACGAGACAGTGCGGTACTACGCCTATTACCTACCGGAGGGTTTGAGATAACTTGGGAAGCTGACTACTCCAGTGAAGTTCACGAAGGTGGAACTTCACTGGAGGGCGTTCGTTTCCCCGGACGCCCTTGGACCCGAGACCCTATCGCGGAACTTCCCACCATGTACGCTCAGTTATTGGCTAAAAATCTAAAAGCTGGGAAATCCTTATGACGCTACCCACCAGCACTTATGAGCCCCAAGCCTCTGACATACGCTACCCGATAGAAAGAGTTGTATTAGAGTATTTTCTAACAGACAGTATTACGCTTAAACCTGACAGCCAATGGCCTGGCTATTACACGCTGAAGACCGGGCAGAAGATTCCATGTATCTTCTCTGAAGGGAAGGATCAAGTACCATCATCCTGGAAGCCCTCAGGCATTCAATGTATTATTGAAGAAGTCCCTGAACAGACCGTTACCCCAGGTATAGGTCAGATAATTCTAGTATCTACCTGGAAAGTCATCTTCACCAATTACGGATTCGACGACACCACTAGACAAACAGTGACCCTTAAAGAAGTCCAATCCCGTATGGCAAGGCTTTTTCCCACAGCTAACCTTCGGTATAACTCCGGGTCTGACGTGGCCCTGGAAGCTCTGACCGTCCGTTTTCGCGGCACTTCCCTCAATTCGATCCTCCGCCCTTTCTAAAGGTTTAAGTCATGCCATTCACCTACGCCGTGGGCCAGAGCTTTCACAATGCAAATGAAACTATTGTTCGGTGTGTCGCTCTAGCACCAGGCGCACGTTATTTCGGTACTCGTGACAGTGCCGGCTTTGTAACCCTGCCAACCCTAGATACTGGTGTCTCTTACACAGAGCTTCAGGGGATCCAGAACCTCAACTGGGCAAAATCCGATAAAGACCAAAAATTCCGCCTGATTGGCGACGGTGGGTGGGAAGACAGCCGGAAAACCGGTGCTGGCTGGCAAGCCTCCATCACGTCCTTCCTTATGAAGGACATGGAGTTCTCCGCAGGTTCTAATGTCCCATCCTTCCGTGGTGCCTACGAAGAAGGCTACCGGATTATCGAACTAGCCTCTCAGACAGCCGACAGTGAAATCTACCTGGAGATTTTGCAAGATCTCGGCCAAGCCAATGGTACTACCGGAAACTACATCTACAGCTTTACTGGGGTTAATTGTTCTGTCCAGAACCTCAAACCAGGGGTAGATCCGCAGAACCTGACGAACCTCGCATACGACCTTATTGGTCGAGGCGAAGTCATTAGCGGCCTTTATGATGCGGGCTCTACTCGGTTGAACTACGGGTCGCTGCAGACCGGCCTGCTGCAGACATTTAACGCCACTTTGTCAACTGGCACTCGTAGGTATGCCCCGGTCCCTGCCGACAATGCCACGGCCATTGTGGTCTCAGCTCCACTGACGGTGACGTTCACCTCCAACGGCACCCTGGCCCTGACCCAAACCAGCCTGGGGCGGGCCGATGGATCCGGGTTCCGCCTGGAGCTGGCCTCTACGGGTGTCCAGATCCCAGCCACCGTGGCCTTCAACTCCACCACGGCAGTGGCCACCATCACGCCCACTACATCCCTGCCTGCCGCCACAAATTTCAAATTCATCATGCGCGACGGCGCCGTGACCCAGGCTGTGGACAGCAACGGTGCTGCCAGTGCTACCGGCACCAGGCGGGCCTTGGGTGGGTTCTCCACCAGCTTCCGCACGGCTTGATCGAGGCGGCCCCGCCGCTTCTCCGCCCCCGACCTCGGGGGTTTTCCTTTGCTTTCCCTCTGCCAATGTCGAAAGCAGTCGATTTGCTACTAGATCCGATCTGCACAATCTTCGCAGCTAACTGCGAGATCCTCCCCGAGGCCGTCAAGGTCGGAGCTATCTACTTAGAACCTCATTGTGTAGACCAGACTGTACACCTATCCTCTGAAGATGCTACTGTGGTAGTCGATCTACCCCTCGAATGGCTCAACTGCCAGAACGCCTTGGTTGCCTGGTCGGTTGAGCTTCCCCACCATCATGCTCAACTTCAACAAAGGACTACTGTTTCCGGCTGACACCTATCATGAAATCGGCCCTTTCAGGTTCCCTATTCATAATGATTTAACTCCAGCAGAAGCTACTAAGATTTTAGCTATCGAAAAAGAATACTCGAAGGGTAGTTATGATTCGATGCGATTAGCTAAGAAAATCGCAATAGCTCGCAATATCACTAATCAGGAAGCGGTCGATCTACTACAGAACCTCAATACTGCAGACGACAGCAGTATTGTTTTTGATTACATTGACGAAATCGAAGAGCTTAATAACTCACAGGAAAACACGACCGCTAAGCTACAAGCCTATGCTCTAATGTTACTCCAATACCGGGGAGAAGTTAAGAATCCAGACACTGCCGAATGGGAATCGACAGAAAAATGGGAACTGGAGGAAACAAATATTATCCCAATCAAAGTTCTTACTAGCATGCTGGAATTTGTACTATGGGAGCGTGATGGCTGGCCTAAATCCGAAGGTACTGAGGGAAACGAAAAAACAACGAAAACCCGCGCACAGCCGAAGGCGACCTAGACATAGACGCCGTCCTGCGTTCTTACGAGAAACTCTGGAGTGAGCCAGAGTTCGACTGGGGGGAGATATACATCCGCTTCCGCAATTCCTGCTTAGCGGATGATTTCCCTGCGCACCGCTTTATCAGAACCCCGATAAAGCTTATTGAAGCTTTGATGAAGAAATTAGATGAGATAGAACATCGAGAAGCTAACATAGCAGCGGCTACCACGGCACAGCTAGCTAGTATCGTTCATTTTATAGGCATGCGAAGCATTAACCCTAAAGCGAAGACAGAGTTCAAGAACCCTAATTTATTCTTGCCTTTCCCTGATGCCATTAGTTCTTCCGGGGTGTCTGCCGAAGAAAGCAAACTCCAGATAACCGAAAAGACTAAACATGTGTTAAACCGCCTAGTACAAGAACGTCGCATACCAGTACATGTGTACATGAGGATGAGCCGCCCCCCGAGCCCGTCTGGGCCCCCGCGATAAACTCGTTTATGAGGTCTACCGACAAAAGCTGTGGCTGATTATACAATTAGAATCGAGAGTGAATCAAGCGCAACGCATAAGGACATTGATAGTATAGATAGAAAGTTAAAAAATTTACAAACCCCGGTTAAAGTCAATATCCAGTTTCCGAGTTTAAGCGAAACAGTCAAGGGTATCCAAGATGTAGGTAAAGCTCTACAAATAACCTACGGCATTGCTCGGAACGTAGTTCCGGCTCTAATGGATATTGAATCCATTGGGATCTCTCTAGGTAACACTTTCAAAACAACCGCAAAAGCCGCGCTTTTGCTCAGCCAGGCTACTCCAGGCAAAACCTTAGCAGTTAGTCTCCAAGGAGCATTACTAGCATCTGACACTCTTATTAGTAGTCTAGCCCGCCTAGGCTTTACTATATTCGGTATTACTCAAAGTGTCAACATATTAAAATCCGCTTACGGCGGGATGTTCACGGAAACCATAGGTAGAGAGGTTAGATTACAGCAAGTAATGCTGCAAACTCAGACTACCATAGCTGCTACAAATAAGGTTCTTCGGAATGGGGTTGAGCTAACGAATCCACTAGATAGCGTGCTTGCGCTTAAAGGGCCTATTCAGAAAGCTATTGAAGATATTCGTAGAGAATCACTAGACATAGCAGGGACCACCTCTGAAGCAATTATTCAAGTATTCGGCACAGTATCTAGCCAGATTGGTCAGGTAGGCGGTTCCATCGAAGATGCTAAAAAACTTGCCCTTAGCTTTAGCGCAGCTCTAGGGACTATTGGCATGAGTGATCCTGGACTAGCAGTCCAAGAAGTCGGTTCGATGCTCCGTGGGGACATTGACAACAACTCAATTCTGGCCCGTTCTCTAGGAATTACAAACAAAGACATCCAAAAAGCGAAGCAGACAGGGGATTTAGTAGAGTTTATTACAAAGAAACTAGCGGCGTTCACCGCCGGCCAAAAGATTCAAGCGCAGGGCTTTGCTGGGATCACCTCCAACATCCAAGAAATCCAGCAGGAAATGGGCCGCGCACTCGGGGCACCCATGTTGCAGCCCTTGCTCGATGGACTGGGGGAGGTCTACCGGCGCATGTCTCTGGTTGTCAAACCGACTATGCAGATCGCAGATGGTCTGGGCCGCGCTGGGGCCGCCCTTGGCCAAGGGCTGGTCGGGGGAGCAATGGCCGCCCCGAGCCTGCAGAAATTCGATGACAACTCACAAAAGAAGGTATTCGATGATGTTAATAAAGCTACAACGGATTTGTTTCTGCGAGTTCAACAAGAGATTGAAAAACTACGGCCTACTATTGCCAAGTTTACAGATGAGATGATTAAGGCGTTTGTAATGGTTGGTTCAGGACTGAAAGAACTGTTTGAAGGATTCGCAAGCTTTAGATTCGAGCAATTAAAAATTCTTGTAAACTCGTTCACTAACTTGGCTACTGTGCTTAACGCCACAGTAATTCCTGCAGTTTCTACGCTGCTAACTCTTTATGGGAAGCTAATAGAACAGCCTCTATTTCAGTATCTTAGTCAGCTAACCGCACAGTTCGCGGTACTGGAAAAGATAGGTGTAAATGGTATGATTAGAATTGGGATGACTGTCCCATCAGTAATCCAGAGCCTTGTAGCCTTTAAGCGAGGGTTTGACAGTGTTATAGTAGCCATAGGGGCAGGTCTAGCAAAAGTTGGCACTTGGGTCAGTTCAGCTATAGCAGCTATAGCCCAAGGACTTGGATTCACGCTTACTAAAATACTAGAGTTAGGGACTTTAGTAATAGCCACTGCGATCAGGATAGGAGCTTTAGTATCTCAAACTATAAGCACAGTGTTGATTAGCATATCCTCGTTTTTTGCAAGGATATTCCCACAATTCGCTAAACTGCAGATAATTATTCTTGAAGTAGCTGCTACTTTTAGAAATATAGGACGAGGTGCAAACCAAGCAGCTACTGATGTAGAAATAGAATCTATTAGAATGGCTATTGCTTTAGAAAAACTTAAATTTAGTGCTATTGATGTCGGAAACGCGGCAAAGAAAGGAGCAGAGAACGTCGGTAATGGTATAAAAATTCTAGGCAGTTCAATAGGCGGTTTTATAGGAACTCAACTACTAGGCTTTTTCAAGTTTTTAGCTATAATGACACTTGTTCAAGTAGCGGTTACCATTGCAGTAGACCTTTTTGGGCGCTTCCAGCGGCGAAATGACGAAATTGCATCTCAGACAAAAACAGAACTCGCGCTTAAGCGCTTAGCTACTGTCTATAAAGATGTTGGAGATAGTAGTTCATACGCAGCTAAAAAAGCAAAAGAGCTGGATGAGGCTACGGTAAATGGCAGATGGGATGAATTAACAAAGAAAATCCAAGAAACTAACAAAGCCATAAATGATCTTAACTATGACATAGCCACTAGAGGTGTTAACTCCTGGCAAGAATTAGGCATGGCTATTCTAAACTCTTTTACTCCTAATGCAGACTGGACAACGATGCAGGCGGAGAAAATGAAAGAGCTTGTAGAAGAGAAAGGCAAGTTAGAAGCAGAGCAGACTCGCATTGCTAATCAAAAAGATTTAGAACAGCAAGAGTCTAACATCCAAATCCTTAGCCAAAAGAAAATTGATATTAGTAAACAATTACGCGACCTTGAACGCGCACACGAGAATAATATGTTCCAACTGCGTCAACAGGCGTTACAAAAGACTGCAAATATTATCAGCTTAGAGGGTGACATTAGAATTAAAGCTGCGGAGCGGCTTAACACCAAACTCTTAGAAGGCCAAGAAGGGGTGCGCCGCAGTGTAACTCAAGGTATTAACGAATATCTTGCAACTAAGATGAGGGGAGAGAAAACGATTGAAGATAATCGCCGGCAGATGCAGATCGAAATCAATAGCATGGAGAAATCTATAGCTGACTATCGTTATGAGACGGAGAAAAACATCGCAGCTTTACGTCTAAAAATCGGAGATTACGAGAAGCAAGTCTCAGATTACAGAGTGAAGCAGGCTGCGTTGGAGCAGAAAGCCAGAGAAACCGGAAATTTTACAGGTGGTGGGGCCAGCCCAATGACCGCCCCAGGTGTCAGTTCTGGCTTCCGCGTTGGATCTTCCGGTAATTCTTCTGGACCCCATCTTGATATACGCGGACCTAACAAGCAGAAAGTAATTGAGGAAGCACTAGCCATAGTCTTATCCCTGCAAAAGTCAGGGGTAGAGTACATAGAACTGCCGAATCTTGCTAAACTAGAGCCCGGTAATAAAAACATACTCAATCTTACTGATCAACGGGAACTAAGGAGGCGGTTAGCCGTTGAACAAGGTGCTCACGATTCAACAAGAAATCGTAGACCCGGACAAAGTCGTAATGCTATTGACATATCGTTACCAGCAGGGACATTGATCCCAATGCCTGCTAGTGCCCCGAGGTGGACAGATGGAGGTGGGGGTTATGTCGCTCAATCCCTTACTACTGGGAATCAATTCTTACATGGATTAGCCAGTTCTACAGCCACAGGGACAAGCATGGGGCCAACCATGGTCAGTGGGAGGGCTCCTGGCGAAAAAAGTACCCTCAATGGCAAGCCCGTCACTTGGAACGGCCAGGCGTGGGTAGGGACTGATGGGAAAGTCAGAGACACTCCCTCGGCAAAGCCAAACCTTGCACCCCCTACCGCCCCGGTAATACCAGATTTAGCTAAAATACAGAATACTCAAGCTTCCGAGCAGGAGAAGATCACTAGAAGCTTGGAAGCTCAAATGGGTAAAATAGAAGACCTTAAAGCACAGTTAATCAAAGCTGAAACAAAAGATGCGTTTGAGGCAATCCTAAAAAATGCACTGCCTATACAAAGCACTGAACAGTACACAATAGAACTCAATAATGCTAAGATTGCACTAGAAAATATTAAAAAAGCTGCTAGTCAAGTCTATAACCCTAAAGAGCTAGACTTAACTATTGATAATGCTCAGAAACTAGTAGCTCTGGAAAAAGTTAGAAAAGATACACTTTTATCTATCAACGAAAAACGTACTACAGAAGGAGGTGTGTTAACTGAAACACAAAAAGCTGAACTTATTAAAAAGACAAATACTTATTACGCGGAACAAGAAAAAATACTAAGCACTAACTTAAAGACACGTCAAGAAATTCTTGCAGTTACATCTGAAACTACTCGCATAGAAAAAGTGCAAGCTGATGTGCGCGATATTGGGTATAACATAGAGAAAGCGAAGATCTCTATATCTGGCCGTCTCAGAGGGCTTCGTATAAACCCAGACGATCTTCAAGGGCAACGGCTTAATAGCGCAGAAGAATCCATAGCCACCTATCGCTTGGACTATAAGAAAAATAATCCAGGTATGTCTGATAGTCAAGTAGAGAAAGAGATTGCAGCTTTTGCTGCAGCTACCCGCGCCGCTGCATTAGAACTGGCTATTCTTGATAAAGCCCTGAAAAAACAAAATGAGGCTTGGGCTAAAGGTACTGAGCTAGCCAAAGAATTTAGCGGAGGGTTCCGTAGTGTATTCAAATCTATTATATCTGGAGGTGATATAAAAGAAGCTACCAGCTCCTTTAGTCAATCTCTGACTGAGCGTGTCATGGAGCAGTTTATGGATATGTCCTTAAAGCCGATGGAAGACAATATGACCAAAATGTTTGCTAAGTTCTTTGGTGCTGATGTTTCCAACCCTACAGTAGACAACACTATAGCTACCCGTGAGAATACCGCAGCACTTTTGGCGATTGCAGCAAATCCTACAAACAACATTGTCCCCGGACCAAACTCCACCTTCGGTGGCCTAGACCCTAAAGGCTTCTCCCCCGAGGCCGGCTATTTCGACGCCTTCGCCCCCACGAGCGCAGGCTCTACAATCACAACCCTCAATACGGATCTAACCGGCCTGGGCGACACTATCAAAGACTTCGCCCCCGCTACCACCCAAGCAGCAACTGGTCTGCAGACCGTACTCGGGGGGATGGTTACTCTCGCGACCGGTGCGGCTACTATCTTCGGTGGCCTTTCCCAGATCGGCAAAGGTGGCACCCAGAATGTCCTCGCGGGCCTGGGTGGTGTTTTTGGCGGGTTCGGGGGGCTGCTCGGTGGCGGCGGGCTGGGCATCTTCGGCAAGACCTTCGGAGGCTTCCGCGCTTCTGGCGGCCCCGTCCTCCCCTCCAGTTCCTACATCGTCGGTGAACGGGGCCCTGAACTATTCAGCCCCTCGGGCCCCGGCTCGATCCTGCCTGCCGACGCCACCGCTGGGATGTTCAGCAACACCCGTGCGGCCCTGACCCCACTGGCTCCCCCCGCTCCCCCGAGGCCGATGTCCCTGCCCGGAGGTGCCATAGACATCCGCTACGAACCGCAGCCAATCAATGGTGTCGAGTATGTCACCGTGAAGGAGTTCCGGCAGGGCGTGCAAGAAGCCGCCAACCAGGGGCGCGACCTTGCCTATAGTGGTATGCAGCTCGACCCCAATGTCCGCAGAGCCCTAGGTCTAACCTAATGCGTAGATCCAGTTTTGCTGAATACATACGCTTCGTGGATAAAGCTGGCAACTATATCCCGGCTAGAGCATTTCAAAATTATTTTATCAACAAAGCCAGACTGTATGAAGGTACTTACTACACATTCGCCCCCTTTGGGGTTTCAGGATCATCATCCAAACGAGGTGGTGCCACATCATCCGGCGGATTAGTTACTGTACCTAACGAGCTAACAGTATCTTTATTTACCGAAGCCATCCTATCTGGTTGGTTAGTAGAAATACAAACTGTAATAATCACTACCGCCGAAGGTGTAGAGCCCACCGAAGGCACCACAGCATTAACACAGATATGGGCTTGTAGCGGAGGTCCCCAGAATGATCAAAAGTGTTCAATAAATCTACGGAACCCCTTTGATGCTGTTGTACAACAAGTACCTAAAGGTATTCTATCGTCCTACCGCGTGGGTAATCTACCCCCAACTGGTAATATTTTGTCGTCCTAAGCTAGAGCCTTAGACTGATTCATGACTTATCCGAGTTACACCGGCTGGCACCCCTGGCTAGGACTACCTCACCGCATTGGTGCCGACCCCCGCAACGGTGAAGCCTGTTGCTGCCTGAGGATGGCCCAGATCATCATGGAGGAGATTGGGAGGGATCCCCCCGAGATCGACCCCCGATGGGAGAATTTGGCCCGAGAACGCCGCTGGACTGATCTATACGAAGAGTTCCAGCTCATTGCGATTAAAGCCGCTGTAGATGAAGAGCTATGGTCTCTAGTCCCATTACTAACTCCAGTGTCTTTCGGCATTGGGGTTGTAGTTCCTGATAAGTTATTGCTAGCCGTACATCACCGCCAAGGGCTCACGACAGTACCTCTACTACAGTTAAAAAGTCCGCTTTACTATAATTTGCGGTAATGGGGTACAAACCTTTACCTAGCGACGAGTACCTAGCAGAAATGCTGGGACTTACTCCAGCTCAAATGGAATGGTTTCAGCAAGAAATTGATAGCAAAGTTAAAATAGACCCTGGTGTACCGCAAGCAGGTCTTGAGACTTTAGCAATAGTATCTGCTGGGCTGAGCATAGGATTTAACATAGCTGCAAGCTTTTTTAAGCCAAAACAAGGTGGAGGTAGAAATGGAGGTATTAAAACACAATCGCCAGATCCTGTAAACATCACAAGAAACCAGAAATTTGCCCCTAAAAGAGGTTTCGACAGCATACAACAGCCAGCGATTCTTGGTACTACTACCCCAGTAATCTATGCCAACCAGCTTTATATGCTGGCGCAGGCTTCACCCCCGAGGCCGGAAGGTCGCTATGGAGGAGTGAGGGTCAACATGCAATTACTCTGGAGCCAGATGCTTAGCTCCAGTGGTAGCCAGATATTAAAAGCTATTTTCATGCTCGGGGAAGGCAGGATTTGCTGTATAGATCCAAAGAGTTTCGCCATAGGGGATAACACTTTAGGCACTTATGATTTAGACACCGCAGCCGCCCAAGCTGCAGGGAGGCTAACGCTCTACTACGCTGGTAATGGAGGTAGATTAAGAAGCACTGATTATTTAGCTGGTAGATCCCCAAGCACTGATATAGGTAACGCCGAAAATACTGGAGGAGCCGATGTATTTTCAATTAGATCTGAAGGAAACGCATGGAGGCAAGATTCTTGCTTTACGGCCAAGCCATCTACTCAAACCACATTTGGAGTCTACAACATAATACCTAACAACTTAGGGTTGAGAATAAATCCTCGTATTCGTCCAACAATAAATCTATGGACTAAAAATAGAGAAAGTAAGAAAAAATATGAGGTTCGTGTAAATGACGATGCCGCAGCACTAGCTGATATGTGGAAATCTAGATACTGGTGGTCAGGGCGCAGCGGAATTATATCTACAAGCACTGGCAGCTCCGTGCTAAACGTTGGAGATACATTTGTGTATATGTTGTCGAAAACATCTGCAGCGACTACACAGATAAAATTTGAGGCTTCTAACACAAATAATCCATCTGAGGCCGAACCTGGAATTGCAAAATGCGCAGATATAGCTAATACCATAGCATCGCGTCAAATGAGTGCTGCTAATGCGCTATCCATAGGTGAGTTATATAAGGTAGGTTCTTGTCTAGCTGTTGTTACGGAAATATCACCATCAGACAAAGTGTTTAGTAGCGAAGTGGACAACTACCCGGTTAGAGGGGGGCAATCTATATACTACACCTTTACAGTAGTCCGTAGCGGAGTTATTACTATAATACCTTTGTCTAGAGTAGACAATGATGATACTGACAAAATAATATATCCTCCACAGTGGGCAAAAGCCACAAATACTAGACAGCAGAACCTAGCTAGTTATCCCAACGGCACTGACTATGATACCGCTACGAGCACTGCACAGATATTCCGCTGCGCTATAGCAAACATTCAGCTAAACCAGAGAGTAAAATGCTTTGAAATAGGAATAAAATCTGCAGTAGGCATTAGAGCTTCAGGTCTTTGTAATTTCAAAGATGCTAAAAGATTGGATGAGGTCAACTATATAGCCGGCTACAAATACCATGAAACTCTGCATGATCCAGACGAAAACATAGATACCCAAAATTTCCAATCAGGTCAGTTAAATGACACCGCAGAGAGATACTCATTTTGGAGGATGAGTATAGTCACTGAAGATGGTAATCGTGTTGTGCTGCCGGCGTCTATTGGTATTCGTAGTCAAAGCCAGCAAGCAATATATAATTACATACGTGTAGAGCAGCCAGTAGCAGCTACACCACAAATTGAGCTTGAGCCACTGACCGGCTGGGAAATACGCAATGGGCTGGCTGTAGCCCCTTTTATTGTATTAGACGGTAACATATCTTCATCTAATACACTTAACTTAGGGGGCTATTTAATAACATGGTCTGGGACAGTAGTAGAGAATACATCCGATACATTTAGACTCCATTCTTGGGAACCTAACGAAGATTTAGGGTATAAGTGGACAGACACTGCAGGTAGAGACTCTATGCTCGATTGTTGGGGTAAAGTAGCTGAAGCTTTTGTGTACGAAGAGGTGCAGACTACCGCTGCTCAGGGTCCAGAACATGAAATAACCTATATTAACGTCATAACCGCCAATGAAACAACACCTAAATATGATTTTTTAGCCATAGTCGGTGGTGTATTCCGTGCAGCGACTGAATGGAGCCAGTTTGCCCAATTCTCGGTTAGGGTTACCGGGGGACGTATGGTAAGGCGAGTTTTACATAGCAATAGTCCAGGTCCCAGTAATTTGCTACCAGACATAGGTTATGACCTATCTCGTAGCTCACGTTTAGGACTTGGTCAATCTGTAAGCGACAAACAGCTAGATCTAGTATCATTCTACAATACAGGCTTATGGCTAAAGAAGAGACGATACTTTTTTGATGGTGTACTAACAGAAAAAGTTAATATACGCCAATGGCTAGCGGACATTGGCGGGACTATGTTAGTAGATATTACAGAGAAAAACGGTAAGTTAGCAATGGAGCCGGCGGTAGTCTTCCCCGAGGACGGGACCGGAAAACCTCCAATATCCGGGCTTTACACTGCAGGCAACATATTACCCAACTCGTTTTCGCTAACATTTATACCAGAAGAAGATAGACAACCTATCCAGGCATCAGGTAAATGGCGAGAAGAGCGTTCGCGAGCGTCATACACGAGAAATGGTGTATTTCCAGTTGAGCGGGAGGTACGATTGCGGGAGGCCGACCGGCCAGAATCTGACCCCATAGAGGTTTTCGATCTATCCGAATATTGTACCAATTTTGAACAATGTGTCGATGCGCTTTGCTATATTGTACGGCTTCGCCGGCTCATTACCCATTCCGTGCAGTTTAGTACCCGTCCTTCAGGGATACTTGGAGGCTTATACCCAGGAGCTTATATTCGTTTAGCTCTTGATTATACATATTATGATGAGTTCGCTAATGGTATTGTTTTGAATGATGGTACTCTTGTCACTACTCGTCCAGACCTTCTACCTGCAGGTAACCACACAGTTACATACTGGGATGGATTAAGCTCAGCCTTGTCGGAAGGAACTATTACCGTAGGGACTTACGGTAAAGCGAGCCCTGCTGGAATTATTTTTATGAAGAAAACAATCACCTCTCAAGTGCGTACTTACAAAGTCGATGAGGTATCTATAAATAGCAATAGAGATATTGATGTCAAAGCTACACATCATCCTACTGATAATGATGGATACTCTTTAATAACCAAAAACTGGACCACTTATGTAACTGACACTAATTGGATCATACAAAGAGGTTAGATAATGCCAGGTACTCCCGCTGATCTTGTAAGTCGTAATCTACTGATAGGTAGAACTGGACTATCGCTTACTTACACTAACGAAAGCTCTCTAAATAGCAGAAATCTTATAATATCAAGAAATTCCTCTGATGGGTTAATAGTCTCAAGAGCGTACCCACTAAGCTCCAGAGTGCTTACTCTAGAAAGAATCGCACACATAGGACGATTTACAAGTAAAACCCAAAGACATACTTCTCGTAACCTTGTTATAGATAGAGTCGTACTCGGGGGGACTTTGTCCGGGACTTTACTCTACCCTTCTGCGATTCCCACACAAGTACAGTTCAAACCACCTAAATACCCTGTAACTGAACACCCAGCGCAGTCAGGTGAGATAGAAGTACAGTTATGGTCAGATTCAAATACTAACGCTACGTTGACCCTTGACTATACAAATTTATCGGACACAGTAGCTGAACAAATTTTAGCTCTATGGGATGCTTTATATGGTACATATAAATCGCTGCGTATTCCTATAGCTACGTTAACTGGAGTAAACCAACAGCTAGCTGTATATATGTTAACTGGAGGTAAAAATTCACAATGGTTTTTTGCTGAAGTCCCTAAATGGGTCGGTAAGATTAAAGGATATGGCGATCTTAACGTCATATTAGTTTCACAGCCTGTAGTTGTGGCCAGTGAGATAGGAGGAAACTTTCCCTTTATACCTATAAATCCTATTAGTAACGATGAAGCTTTGTCTACTTTCTCTGATTGCGATTACGAAGGGCAGTCTCCAGATATGTCAGATTACACCTATGTTAGATGGGTTGGAACACAGTATCAAAGAAGTGGTTACGGGGGAATTGGCGGCGGCGGACCTCCGACCACATTCGACGTTGTTAGCAGATGGTTACCACTACGCACCTCATTGGGAGTGCCAGTAACTTATGGGTTAGGGGGCATACAATTAGACGGCTCTCCGTACCTAAAGTACAGCGCCCAGTATTACTTAGGGCCTTGGTATTCTAACATAGATGTTTATGTAGAATCATATTATCAAAATGTCGGTATAGGCGGAAGTGCGGACGTATTTTACCTATATAGTAAGATACAAGGACAGCCCATAACAAGTGAAAACACTAACTATGGTATGGGTATTAACTTCAGTACCCCGGACACATTTGATTTAGCTAGATCTAGAGGTCGATGGGAGTTCGCTGATGCCTCCTATACAGTCCTAACAACATGGAGTGGCTACTCTCGCTTGCGGAGAGGCTCCACATAAATTATATGGCTATCCTCTACCCGGCTTACAAACCATCCAGTTACAGCTTTACTCCAGCCGTTTACAACGTCACTGCCCCGAAATTCCTTAATTCTACCTTCTCGCCTCGCCTAAACTCGTCTAAACCTAACGCTGCTGTTTTAACATTAAACTACACAAACATATCAGCCGCCAAAATACTGTCTATCTTCTCCGCCTGGGACTCTTCATACTCTGGGTTCTTTCCCCTGGCACTGCCCCCCGAGATCGTAGCTGGCATTAAATCTACGGATTTTGCAGGGCGGATAGTTGGACCTAAATCAACAGGTTGGCGTTTTTTAGCAGAACCTAAATTAAATAATTTAATAGCTGGAGTAGGTAGTATATCAGTAGAATTAGAAGGAGAATTTTACCAAATAAACAACAGCAGCACAGTTTTATTAAATACACCCGCATTACTTACTTCGCGCTCCCTTGCACTAGCTAGAGTACCCCATGAAGGCATATTTGTAGATAATCCCACACCGAACACAATGGTGTTTACGTCTAATAATCCTAATTTAAGGTATGTACCAGTACCTAATAGCAGCGGTAACACAAGAGCTATACAATTAAACAATACTGGATCGGCAATGAATACCGGAGCAACACCTAACCTAAGAAATTGTATATACACCGGATTAGTGTGTGATGCCCCTTTGGTATCCTGGCAGCCAGTAGGGCAAGAAGTAGCCGGAAATATAAATGAAAGTGCTTTTAATGACAACAATCCAATTGCGGCTAACACTATAAATTCTCAACGATTTGATTATTATTTCGGTACTGGTAATTCTGCAGGGGCTAATACTATAATATGGACAAACACACTCAATTTAATATTTGGTGCTTTCTATCTTGTAGGTCCTTACCCTATATGCGGATCAGCCAACACTGTTAATTTACTTAGTGTCAATAACACCGCTTCCGCACAATCAATAAGTACATCACCCTTGGGCCTAGCAGGTAGCCAAAACTCTATAAATAGTTCTACATATAATATAGTATTTGGGGCTTCAGGTATAACCGGTACACTACAATTCTACGCTTCCACAATTACCCAACAATCTCCTTATTACAGTCTAAATAGTGGGACTATTACTATAACAGTTAATATATAGTATTATTTAAGCCTCTACGCTATGCTATCATTACACCAGTCCATCGTGCATCCACTATTATGACAACCGCTCCCCAGTATTTCTTCAATTCCTACATAGCCGATCTTCACAATGGTATTCATAACATCGGCTCTAATACGCTAAAACTGGCCCTATCCAACACGCTCCCTGTTGCTACAATAACCGACCTCGGGGGGATCACCCAGATAACTGCCGGGGGAGGCTACACTTTAGGAGGGTTTACCCTTACAGTAGCCTCCTCGACACAGAGTTCTGGTGTCTATAAAGCCCTGATCAACGATCTTACATTCTCCCCAACTGGCACCGTCAATACTTTCCAATATCCTGTCCTATACAACTCTTCAGTAGGCAACAAAGTCATCTGCTGGTGGGATTACGGCGTAGCCCAAAATCTAGTCTCCGGGGACACCTTCCTATTTGACTTCGACGGTACACTTGGGGGGCTTAGGGCCAGTTTCGCCGCATGATTCTTACTAGCACCACCGCAGGTCTATACTTTAATAACGTGCGGGTTGGCAAAGTCAAAAATATCAACTTAGACATAAGTCGAGAAGCCATGCGTACAACTACTATTGATCTTTTTGATCATACCTATATTGCTGGGTTACGTGATACTAAGGCTTCAGCTTTATTATTTTACGATCCTCAAGATCCTACAGTAGTCAGCATCCTTGACACTATATATGCAGATACCCCAGAAATTCTACCAAACTTCAAATTTGTATGGGACATCAACACGAATAGATCATTAACATCAGATGCAGTTATAACTAATATTGGATTGTCAGCTACTTATGGGGAAGCTCAAGTGTGTAAACTCTCAGTTCAACTATCTGGTAAACCTACTGCTAAATCATTCTAATGTCACTTATCGGCAAAGACGGTATTATTCAACTAGCCCGATCCTACCCAGATCCCATAGTGCTCCCCCCGAGTGCGCTAGACATTGCTAATAGCCGATTTACTATTAACTCTACAGCATTTTGGCCTGGAGATGAAGTTATACTTATACACTCTGGAGGCACTAAGACCGGGTTTGTCTGGAGAGACACTCTGGACAGAATAACTTTGCATTCTACAGCCGTGGGTGCCCAAGATAATACTATATCTACCAGAATAAGTTTAAGTGGAATACCGTCCACAGCTACTATTTTATGCTTAAAAGGTACAACCAACGCTACATCGGTATTAACCGCATTACATCCTAGCTTAACCAACATCACCACAGAAGTAACACTACTAGCATATCCTACAGCCAATAGTAGCTACATAGCAGCTAATACAGGGACAACTCTATGGAATATTCAAGGGCACATAAAAAAATGGAGCCTTAAGTTAGGTAGCAACACCACCGATACAGGATCGTTAGGAGAAAAATTCGGAGATTCCATTAAAGCTACTATATCAGGCTCTGGCACTTTTGATTTTTTAGTCGATTTTTTAGAAAACAGTAACAACACAAATGACATAGACATTATCCTTAGGATGGCTCTAATGGTAGAAAATGATGCTATAGCTCAAGCGAAACTATACTTAAAAAAACGCACAGCAGTTAAAACTGTTAATATCCAGGACACCACTGTAGCATATCTACCTGGAAGTGTGTATTATCAAACTTCAATGCTTTTAGTAGATACGAGTCTAGATACAAACCCTGATGATTTTATTAAAGGTTCTGTAAATTTTGTGACAACCGGCCCAGTGCGTCTATTCCGCGAATGAGGCTTGAAGGCAGCTTTACCCCCTCAGCTATGCTTTGACCTGAGCACACCGCGTTACCACTGTGGGCGAAATTGCAGTAGCACTTATCGGTGGAGTTTTTTTGCTGCTTGGTAAACGTGTAGAGGAGGGGGTGAAACGTAGAGAAGAGGTAAAGAAGAAAGAAAATGAGGCTAAGGCAGTAGAGCGCCGAGAAGAGTTAGCCTTTAGACAAACTAATGAGCTAAAATACACCAAACTATTTGAAGCATTCATTGAAGAGCGGCAGAACGCTGCAGTAGCCTTTGAGGGAATACATAAAAGTATAACTCGCATTGGTGATGAGCTTAAAGATATGAAAGAAGAAAATAGGGAATACCGTGTGAGTGTGTTTAACAGGATAGAAGACCTGGAGAAAAAAACGTCTCTCCACGATGGGCTACTAAGGAACCATCATGAAGAGAGTTGAGATCAAGAATATTCTAGTAGACCCATTCCGCTGAAGGGGTGCGCCCAGCACCGGGCACGAAGTGACCACCAGTCAGAATTGACAAACCGATGAATCCTGCTTTAGACCCATCACAGAGTTCGCCAGTCCATCTGGTACGAATCCAGTTGTAAAACTCATAAAAGCCGGCACCATTTGTAGGATACATGTATATCTTACTAGGATGCACCAAGCTTACACCAATAGATCCACCCCAAGCAGCTCTTATGGTTTCGTAAAGATCCACCATCCGCATAATTGCGCCCTCTTCCCAAGAGCCGTTTACTGGCCTTTCTTCTGTATTCCATTGTACTACCTCCCCTACTGTTAGATTAGGAGACACTCTGCACATAAAGTTAGTCCAATCTATAGTAATACCTGGCTCAAACGGTAATGCTCCTGGAAAAGTCCGCCTCCAGGCTGAAGATCTGATTACGCGGCTACCCCCGTACCCCCCGAGTACGACATTTTGTTCTCCGCACTTCACCACATTACCTACTTTAACCACATCATAACACTCTCCCGTTTCTACTAATGCAGTTTTATCCGTAAGCCCTTCCTCCTCAGGATCCGCCATCTCCATCAACAATGTTGGATGCAGCGCAATTATAGTAAACAGCACCGTAGGCTTAACAGTTTCTTGCACCACAGGTACTTTCTTATCCATCTTTTGCACTGCCTTGTCTCCAGGAGTCGAAGCGTTCTGGGCAGCCATAGTAAACCGTTGATGTGACTTACACTATTCTATCTTATCTCGCGTGCATCTGTCAACAGACAAAAAAAAAGCCTAGGGCTTTTACGTCCCTAGGCTCATCACTTAGAAAAAGGGCAGCTCACGACCGCCCGATATTACCGAATTAGATTTCGGTGGTTTCCCCTCCAGCCGCCTCAGTAGCCTCAGTAGCCTCCGGCGCTTCGGCAACAGCCTTCGGCTTCTTCTCGTACACCTTGAACGGCAACGGACTGCCCTCCACCCGCTGTGCCACATCAAGGACCATCTGCCCAGAAGCGGGATCGACAGTAATACTCAGAGTGTCGCTAGGGCCGATACCGGCCTGTTTGGAGTAGATCGCACCAATCAGCACCGAGCCATTTTTATGGACAGTTGTCTCATTGGCAGCAGCACGACCTCGGGTCTCAGAATCGAACTTCACACCTTTGGCTTCAAGCACAGCGTCGGTGAACCGACCAAGATCAGCGACAATATCGCCTTTACGGGTCTTGCGTTCGTAACCGGCCATGCGAGCCAGCACCGAGCGGTTCTTGATTTCAGGGTTGTCCTTGACTAGGGCCAGGAGTTCACGGCCAGTAAGAAGAGTCACAGATTCAGATTGGTTCAGACCTTAGTATTGTACGCCCTGGTGGGCCTTAACACAACCCCTGGAAGACGCAAAACTCAACTTGCTGTCAGCAGATCCTGGATAAGCTGGTCACCAGCGACCGCAGCCCCGTCAGCAGCGAAGAGCGTAATGTGCTGCAGCCGGCGCTTCAAGCTCTGTTTAGTGACCTCCAACGCGATACCCGCCTCCACCCAGGAGCTTTCTGACTGAGCTTCCCCGAGGGCGCAAGCTATTTCACGACGTAGCTGAGAGTTTTGGCTGGAAGCCACTGCAGTAGTGCGGCTATTATCACTCTAGCACCAATTACCACACTTTGTCACTATTTGGCATCCGCCCATGTGCTTCCAACTCCGACCTCAGCCAAGATTGGGACACGCTTACAAACGACAGCTCCGGCAGCCTCCATGGTGGATTTCAGCCTGTGCCGCCACTCATTGACCAGTTCATCCCTCACCTCCATAATCAATTCGTCATGGACCTGACTGAGTAAGCGAGCGTCTAAGTCAGAGGTTATTGCTAAAGTCTCCCAAAGCATAGCCATAGAGATCTTGCAGATGTCGCCAGCAGTGCCTTGAACAGGAGTATTCACTCTAGTTGTGTATTTGTCGTTAAACCCTATAAGCACACGCCTGCGGCCATACCTAGTAAATACGGCTTTTGAAGTACCTTGACCTTGCTCTTGCTGCCACTCATACAATCTGGGATAAGCTCTACGGAAACCAGTCACAATCTCTTGACATTCCGTCATAGCATATAAGATGCCATATTGTGCTAACGCTTGGCGCTGGAAAGTCTTAGCTCCAGCTCCATACAACAACCCAAAATTAGCAATTTTAGCTGAAGTCCTCATCTCTTTAGTGACATCCTCTAAAGCCACCTGTGCTATTAGAGAAGCAGTCTCAGTATGTAAATCTCTACCATCGGCATACGCCTGTAACATGCGTTCGTCACCACTAAGCTCCGCTGCTACCCGCAGTTCTATCTGACTAAAATCTGCGCATATCAGTTGATACCCAGGTTCTGCGATAAACAGCGCACGAAACGTTTTTTCTTTAGGTACTTGCTGTAAGTTAGGCTCACTAGCACTTAACCTCCCAGTATTAGTACCCATCTGCAAATATCTGCAATGTATTCGATCCCCATGAATTTTGGCAGCTTTTAGCAAAGTCTCTACACAAGAAACACGAGTATTAGCCGTGCTCCATGTCATGTATTGATCAATCAGCGGATACTCACTACGAAGGAAAGCTAAAAGAGTCTGATCTAGAGATACTTTTCCAGGCACTGAAGGTTTACCCACTACCGGTTTAGGCGGAGGCAAAATAATCCCAGCATCTGTAAATGCTCTAGCCATCTGCTGAGTGCTTCCAGGATTAAACCCAGCAAGCATTTTATTTGCACCTCTACCAACATTAGTTTTGCGCAAGTTCAAAGATCCGTCAGGATCCCTAGGTAGCCATTTGGACTCGTCCTCGGGGTGCCGCTGTTTTAGTTCCTCATCCAAAGCGGTCAAAAAAGTAGCTTTTAGTTCATCGGCTTTTACTTCAAGATCTGCTTTAAGTCTTGACGCTTGGGCCTTATCAAACTTAAACCCATACCATTGCATATACGCTATGGGCCGTAAAGCCTGCATTTCTAGCGTAAACACGTCAAACAGAGATGTAGATGACGAATTTAGAATTTTGCTTTCTTGTAGTTTGCTGGTTAGAGGTTCTACTAACAGTGGCAGAGCCCTAGCATCTTTAGCTGCATAACTCAACATCTCTGTTGTAATACCACCACCCCAGTCAGCTTTCTGTAACTCTTTAGGCATGTGTACTTTTAAGTAGCGAGCTACTATAGAACCTAAGTCGTTTTTATGGTCAGTACCGTTAGTAATTATTTTAGACGCTATCATAGTATCAAATATAGGACTCTTGATCAACACAGACTCTGCCCTTAAAAAATTCAAATCAAACGCGGCGTTCTGTAAAACCTTAGGTTGCCCCGCTTCTAACAGCACCTTCAGCTCTCTAAGTCCCGGCTTTCCCCAAGGGACTGCCCTAATTAAATTCCCATCAGGGTCTCTGGAACGCCAACCATCAAGATCTACAATAATACAATCTCCAGGGGAACCTAATTGAATAAGTCTAACTCGATCTTTAAATGGGTTCAATCCGGTGGTTTCTGTATCCACCCCTACCGCCCCGTTGTAAAGGGAAAAATCCCATAGACAGTCAGCTAACTGTTTACCTTGACTTGGTGAATTGAAAAAAGAGTGACTGTCAAAAAGTCTGCTAATCATGGAATTAGAGTAGTTGAGGTCTACAAAGGGCGATAGTGATCTGCTGAATAAAGCAGAGTCAAATTTCTAGGATATGGAACTATTTCTCGGAGTTCTCTCTCAGCAGCCTCCCCCGAGACCGCTTGGATAGAAGCAAGTTCAATCTTACCAACAATGCTGGAATACCTAAAAATAAACCAGCGTAAATTACTACCAGACATGATTACACCTCAAGAAACAGTAGTGTCTAAGTGATGGACTTCCCGTGAAGCTCTCGTCACAGCAACATACATCAACTGCTTCTGTTGATCCCGTGCTTTACGATAGTCACTGTTAACGTACACGTATTTGAACGTACTGCCTTGTGATTTATGGACAGTCAACGAATGGCGAAAATCAAGATCAGCAAAGCTAGCTTTTAACGGGAAATATTGTGAAGCCCATCTGCGCTTGACTGCGCGTGAGTCATGGTGAGTACCAGATTTAGCGGCTTTGTCTTCTTTGGCAATTTCCATGCCTAAAGCCTTAAGATACTTAGCGTATTTATCAATAGCTTCCTGGTCCGCTAATACATAGAGTAGTGCTCCTTTATCAGATCTTATCTGCCAAGCAGCACAAGTGAAATCTAAAGTATCCACAGGAGTGTAATCTTCTATTAGCACAGGAGGTGCTATAATATGAACATCCTCATTATTGCTATAAATTAACTTTTCCTCTTGAATTATAGGTGATAGTGCTAACAACACATCACCCTCAATGAACCTAGGGGCATCAGCTCCCATTAAAGCAACCCGTGCCTGTCTATTAAATTCTCTACGATGCTTGTTCATATAAGTGAGCATCACAGTAGAATCATTTCCCTTGTCACTATCCAATAAAGAATTTAACCACGCTGCTACCAAAGCATCATCATTTTTGTACACGATCACATCAGTACCGCCGCCTGAAGCTGCAGCGACTTGAGGTAGATAAGGCAGAGTTCGAATCTTAGTAGCCAAATTCAATATAGCACCATCATGACGAAGTATCTCCGTTAACTTGTACTTAGTAGGAGTCTTAAATGTTGTTGACAGGCTCTTCTCATTAACAGGCATTAACTGAGCCGGATCCCCAGCATACAGAATAGGAATACCTTGCTCGACAATACCTGCTTGTATGTGCGTAGTCAAGTCAGCACCTACCATTGAGCACTCATCGACAATGACAAAATCAACAGCGTCTAGCTCTGGTGCTCTTGTCTGAGTAAATGTCTCAGGCTTACCATATTCTGCTCGCGCAGGTTTCAAATTTAATAAGCTGTGCAGTGTAAGCGGAACAATATTATGCCTCAAATGCTGCTCTAGAGTCTGCATGTGTGTAGCAATAACTGAACAAGCTTTGTGAGTAAAGCTAGTGACTACGACCTTATACTTCATCGCGTCTAAAGCAATGATCAATCCCACTAATAGCATTGTCTTCCCAGTGCCTGCTGGTCCTTTAAGACTCGCTTCTAGAGGTTTACCCTCTTCATTAACTTTAACAATAATATCAGTGATAATCTTAACTTGATCTGCAGTCAGCGATGGATACCCAGCACTAGCTAAGATACTAGCAACTCGTTCCATAGTCCTAGTCAATGCTAGATCCATTGTTGTGTCCCTGATTTGAGTGGCAGTCACTGGTCTAAGAATCGGTTGTTGATGAAGTTGCACATTCAGCAGCTATCTGGTTAAACAAAGCTACTGAACGAGCCTGTGCCTCTTGGTGATTGTCAATCATTGCCCTAACAACGTCACTCATAGAATAAATGCGGCCATTACTTAATGACTCCACATAATCCTTCTGATCTTGACGAACATACACTGTCATCGGCACTACCTTGGAATTAGCACTCATTACAGGCATGGTTAAGGGAATGCTGAAATCACTAATCAGCATACCCCCATCCTAACCACATTACGTCGATATGCGCAACCCCCTAAGGCTCCGAACCAGTCACCTGACCACCAAACGCATCCAACCAATCAGATAGGCCCTCGCGGGGGTGGGCCGAAGGAGGTGGTTGCAAAGTCCCTGACAGGGGCAAATCGCCCTCGGGGACAGGGTTTGATTTTGCAACCACCTCCTCTATTTCGCCTTCTGCAGCCCCTCCGGTTGCAAAATCAGGGCTTCCTTCCAGGTCACCCTCTTCGGCCTCGGGGGGAAGCTCTGATTTTGCAACCACACCCCCCTTTAACCCCCTTGGTTGCAAAATAGTTGCAAATTCCAAAAACCCCTCACACCAAGTGGTTTGGTCATCTACATCGAATTTCGCACCCCCCTCTTTCGATCTCTCCCCGCGAGGCACTCTGAAGAGGAGAGTGGGCCTCCCTCTCCCCTCCACCGCGACCATCCCAACCTTCTCCACCATCCCAGCCTTCTCCCAGGCCGCCAGGTGCTTCCCGATGGCCTGGCGGGACGGGAACACCTCCTGGCCGGCCCCCTCCATCCGGTGGAGCACAAATTCCCGGATGGCCTTGGGAGTGGCCCCCTCTTCCCCCGAGTCCGTCACAGCGGCCAGCACAAGGCTCCTGGGGCTAATGTCTCCGCTCCGCATCACCCCCTCCCGCTCAAGTAGGGGAGTGAGATCCTCAATGCTGTAATTAAGTTCTACATCTCTTTTTATCAGCATTCTATCCCCACTACGATCAAAGCGAGATTTACCGATACATAAGAATCTGGAGTTAACACCAAAAGTGACTTCTTGCTCAACAGATAAATTCTGTAACTCCCATGTCTCATCAACCGCATTGTTAATACGGTCTGTTCCTCTAAACTTCGTCCCATCTTTGGTGTTATGGTGAATCCATAACAGAGAACAAGCGGGGAACCCAAACTCAGAACTCATATCACCGTTATTAACAGACAAGGCGTACAAAGGAGCTGCGTACTCAGCTTCATTCTCTTTAACCCCCGTTTCATCTTGCGATGAAGCGAGAGAGTCAATGACAACAATGACCGGCTCTACCTTTCTGATAATATCCGCTAATTCACGCGGAAGGTCAGTTTTCCAGTTTTCTACAAAGTGGAACCAGTCTGAATTAGCCTCTGTAATGTCTTGGGCGCTTAGCTGAGCATCTAGCCGAGACTTATTCTGGTCACTAGAGATCCACAAAACATTACCCTGCCGACACTGTACGTCGATCCCTCTAATCTTAATACACGCTCCAGTACCAATAGCTTTGGCTAGAGCTATAGCAGTTTCAGTCTTCCCGACACCGCCCCGAGCATGTAGAAGTATCTGTGACGGGCGCCGGATCAAACCCGGTATAATGTGTTCTTCTGGCGCAACGTCCTTTCTCCAGTCTTTATCCCTTAACAAACCTATCTCTGCATTCTTAGTAAATTGCTTATGCCGAGTAACCAACTCCTTTAATTTTGTAGGAGTTAAGCGCATTCGCCCCGTATTCTCCGCCAAATCGGTTAAAGCGATAAACTGCTCTGAAGGATCCCTCACCTCTTTAATGATTTTCTCAGCCCTAGCCAGTAGTTCTATCCCTGATATAACTTCTCTAGGTACATCAGTAGTCTTCTGCACTACCAGCAAATCTTCTGGGTATCTGTATCCAAGTGCCTCTGCAATAGGTTTTATGTATCGCTCCAATTCAGAACCAACAGGACGCGGTGCGTACATATCATTAGTCTCTATCTTATGAATAAAGTCCAAAGGATCTCCATATACCTTACAGCTCTTACAATCCCAACAGCCGTTCTCTTCATTAACTTGAAACGACGTGCCACTACTGCTGTCGTGCCAAGGACAACCATTCATCAACTGCGGTTTGCTACCTCCTCTTGTCTCCCAACCATACTGGTCAAATACTGAATGTCTAAACACTAGTTCAGTCAACCTAGGCTGTAACTTTTTCTGAACTTCCTCCTTAAAGAACCAACCTCTTAATTGCCTCGGAGGTACTTGAGTGCGACCTACTTCCGACTGCAGTTCACGAACATCGTCTTCAGCTAACCATTCACTAGGCTTAACCCGCTCTTTCAGTATTTCTAACACCCATGTAGGAGCATCCTCTGGCACACCATTATTGTATTGCAGAAACCTAAATCGCTTCTTAGTATCGGGATGAGGACTACCAGGCAATACTGACATGCACTTATTGAATCTCAGCACCAACTCTTCTTTAGGAGCACGATTCATAGTGTCGTCTTCATTAGGACGACCTTTACCGCTCCACCACACGCCATCATCCAGTAGGATCAACGATATAACATGGTTCAGTTGGGAAATCATTGCCTCTGGCACTCTCCACAGCAACTGCCTACGTCCTGGTTTACCGGATGTCCATGCCATAGTGGTTTCACACCCAAATGGCTGGTACTCCTCCCCCGAGACCGTTTTGTACCTAGCATCCGCTTCGGGCCCATCAATATCTAAAGCAATCAATCCGCCGGATAACGCACCAGTTACTACACCAATACCTCGGTATCGAGAATCCGACACCAATGCCGATAACATGTCCTTATGTTCTATTTTCTTACTAGCCCAACCTCTATGGAACGTGTCTTTACCCGCAACTGGGATCAATGCCCAATCATCAGGAAATACTTTTTTATCAAACATCTCACGGGCAGTACCTTTAGGTGTAGCAGATGTAGGTTTCGGCCCTGAAGCACCGATTGGATCAACCGTCATGGTGTAAAGTCGTTGGTGATGAGTGGCTGACCCAGTGTCAGAATCCGGGCTCACCCTTGCGGGGGTGGGCCTTTTTACTGGCGCTGGGTCGCCGCCCCCAGTTTACGGCATACCTGCCTGACCTAGGCATTTTGTGGACATCCGCCTCCCGCGTCCCGGCCTCCACCCCTGCGATAGGTTGACCTATGTCCTCTCATGCCCTACCATTGAGCGAATCGACAGAGCCTGCAGGCGGACCCGCCAAAACCAACTACCGGCGATACGGCGTCCCCAAAAGGAAACGCCATCTGTATCTGACGGACGCGGCGCATGGTCACCTAGCATCCCTGGCTAGTCTCCGTAATTCCTCCCCTTCGGAGGTGGCGGAGCAGATCATCCGGGCCCACCAGCAGGCTGTCTCGATCCCCACCGCCCCGTAAGGGGCAAGTCCCGTTACCAGCTACTTTCCCTCTTTCCTTTCTTTCCTTTCAATACCATGCCCGCTACCAAAGCCGCTGCTACGACTAGAGCCAAACGACCAACTTCTGCCTTTCTCACGGATGAACAGATCGAAGAAGTAGCTAAAGATACTCAAGGGAACGATAGTTTTGTCGGCTTGTCCAAGTTAGATGAAGGTAAACCTCATCGTTTTCGTTATCTCGGTTCAGCAGTTACTGGCTATAGCACCTGGCTAGATGTTGACGGTAAATCACGCCCTATTCGTTGGGCACGGAAACCAGTGGGTGAGGATATCCCAAGTAATATTCAGATTAACAAGGATTCCGGCAAACCTAGTGAGATCAAAAGATTTGTCGCTGGTTTCGTCTGGGATTACCTTAAGGAGCGCATCCGCGTACTAAACATTGACCAGTCTAGTATCCTCAGCCAGCTTAATGCTTACATCGCTGATGAGGAAGACTACGGAGATCCGCAAGGATACGACATTAAGATCACACGGAAGGTGGAGAAAGGTTTCACCAAATACACTCTATCCGCTTCGCCACCCAAGGCTGTATCTGCAGAAATTGACGCTGCATTTGAAGCCCTTATGGAAGGTGGTGCAGATCTAACCGTTCTATTTGAGAACGGCGACCCCTTTAACCCCGAAGCGTCTAAAGAACCGGACGCGGACGATAAAGAGGAGACCGCAGAAGAAGGAGAAGGAGGAGAAGACCTCTGATTCCAGCGAGTACTCTCGCAATAACGACCGGGGCAGGCCCTTCCTGCCCCTTTTTCATGTAAGCTATCCTCGACGACGCCGTTTCAGATGGATCACCCGACCGCCGATCAGATCCTCCGAGTTTTCGGGCGAAACGTTGAATTTCTGGCCGCCCGTAAGGGCATCACCCTCAAAGCCCTTGCAGCAGATCTTCAAATAACAGGCGGTGCGTTATCTCGCGCTCGTAAGGCTACTAGGTTCATCGACGTGGAGTTACTCCTAGGCTGTGCTCGTGTTTTAGATTCTACTGCTGACGAGCTGCTACATCGTATCGAGGGGGTTACATACTTATGAGCTTCCTAACACTCCCTAAACACACACTGGAACGCGATGATAATCATCCACTAGGGGGACGCCACTATAATACAGAGCTTGGGTGGGCCGGAAGTGTTACAAATAAAATAGGACAGTCTAAAGACATGACTGGTATCAATGAATGGAGGGAATGGAAAGGTAAAGAAAAAGCTGATGAGATTCTAAAAGTAGCCGGGTTTAGGGGAACAGGCACACACAATAACGTAGAGCAGTTTCTGTTAACAGGCGTGGAACCTAAGTTCTGCATGCTACGGACTCCGTACTGGAACAGCATTAAAGAGTTCTTAGTCAAGATTGAACATACTGTTCTAATGGAAGGCGCAGTCTGGCACCCTGATGGGTTTGCTGGATCTTTAGATCATCTAGGTTACATAATAGAAGATCGAGGAGAGATAAGCTTAAGTGACTGGAAGTCAGCCGAGAAATACATTGATGAAAGCAAAGTAGCAGGGCAGCAGAAACTCTACGATTACAAACTACAAGTAGCCGCGTACAAAGCTGCAGCGGAGTATGTTTATAGGGATTACGAGCTGTTCATTCCCCGAGCCCGCATCGTCCTAGCCATTCCCGACGCTGCTCCCCAGGTATTTACGCTAGAGGCGGATGAGCTTAAACAACTCTTTATTCATTTCCAAGCCCGCAACCGTTACGCAAACTCAAAGTAATGACAATGCCTACTCTTTCCCCTGTGAACATCGAATACAGAAAGCCTAAGTTGCTGATCATCGGTCATGCTCGTCATGGCAAAGACACCCTTGCTGAGAAAATAAGAGACAAAATGGGCCTCGCGTTTATGTCCTCTTCAGTTTTTGTCGGGCAGGAATGTATTTGGCATCAATGGGGCCGAAGACGTGTTTGGCATAAATGGTTTCGAGGACGTTACTCTAATTTTGATGACATGTTTGCGGATAGAGTTAATAATCGCGAAACATGGGCAAACTTGATCTCTGCCTATAATACTCCCGACAAAACACGAACGGCAAAAACTATGCTTGATCGTGGTTTTGATATGTATGTAGGTATGCGACGGTTAGATGAATTGGTGGCTTGTCGGAACGCCAGGTTATTCGATCATGTTATATGGGTTGATGCTATTAAGCGCCTGCCACCAGAAAGTAGAAGCTCCATGGAGCTAACTCCAAGTTGCGCAGATCTTCGATGTGACAATAACGGGCCAGAGGCGGACATGGGTGTATGGGTAGATAACCTACAAAAGTTTTTGCACAACTGCCGCTACGATGTTAAACTCACAGACTCTTCTGCAGTTCTAAAATATGACCGTTAGTATCTGGCAACCAGACCCTGCCGGCTTCTTACGGGGACATCGTGTCCGATTTGCCGGCGGGCCGGTGATGACGGTCATGGATTACGAGAAAAATGGATATGAAGATGGAAGCTCGGCTATTACCTGCGGATGGTGGGTAGCTGAAGAGCTTAGAGTCGCAGATTTCCATCCTGGTGTTTTAATACACGCGCAGATTGACACAATATGCTCAGAACCTGAGGATACCTCTGGGGAAGTGGTCGTATATCATGAGTTCTATTCTGAACCCGATCAACTAGAGCAACCATAATGGCTAGTAACTCTGAACTTCAAGGCTATATGCAAGATGTGGGTAGACACATAGTCTTAAGTGAAGAAGCTCAAATACGCCATTGCCGTAATATCGCACTATGGCAGGCGACTAAAGCCGATAACAGTGATTTACCAGAATCATATATATCAAAAATAAAGCGGCGCGGGCAGCATTCTATGAAGATAATGGTCGAATCGAACTTGCGCATGGTGATCACCATTGCAAAAATATATCGGGGCCGAGGATTGGAATTTCCAGATCTTATACAAGAAGGTAACATGGGCTTAATAAGAGGGTTAGAAAAATACGACCCATCTAGAGGTTACAGACTATCGACTTACTGCTATAACTGGATTAGACAATCTATCACGCGAGCACTCCACAATCAAGGACGTGCCGTGCGCGTACCGCTAAACTACCACGAAATACTGTGTAAAGTGCAGCGCGAAAGCATGCGAGTAGAAGCAACTACTGGAGTAAAACCTTCTATTGAATACTTAGCACTGTTCGCAAAGGTGACAGTAGAGAGACTTAAACTAATCATGGAGGATTACTCAACCACCACAGTCAGAAGCCTCTCTTGCCCAGCAGTAGAAGGTGGCAGCGAACTCATCGAGTTACTGGTGGCGGACACTCCCCCCGAGGACGACCCCTCTCCCTCCCTTTTCCCCCAGCTAGCCCTCCCCTCCAGCGAGCATCGCCAGGTCATGGCCGCGCTGCGAAGCTTACCTTCCAGAGAACACTATGTGGTAGAACAGGTGGTGATCCATGGTAAGTCTTTGCAGGAAGTTGCAGATGATATATATTTAAGTAAGTCTAGAATCTCACAGTTGCTTAAGTCCGGGAAGTCCAAACTGCTCGTCAAAATGAATGAACTATCGGAGAGAGAGTAACTTCTTACACAATACATATATATACATTTTTATATAGCATGTATGTGTGATATAGCATACATGTCAATCTCACTCTGAGACTCAGCGAGACTCCAAGGGGTTGACACTGGGGCCGATTGGTGCTAGACTGACGATGGTTCCCGCGCACGCGCGCGTTTCATCTTACTGCGCCGATGTTGTGGAACCTTAGGCGGGACCGCTTGACAACCTGCCGACGTAGGGCTTATGTTGGATCCAAGCAAGAAAGAACCGGCACCCGTCGTGGTTCGTTCTTTCTTTCTTGCTAGTGATCCCTTTGGGGATTGCGCCAAGGGTTGACAAACAGCCCAAAACCGACTAAGTTAATTGCACAACCGCAGACGACCCTATGTAATCCCCCTTCCAAAGCGCAGCCAGTATAGCGCGGCTACACCTACTACTCAACCGTGCGGGGTTGTCTGGCATAACCAGACGTACCACAGCAGGGCGGTAAGTCAGATTTCCAACGGCGGTGATTGCCTGCGGAATGACCGGACAATGATGTCTAGAGAACGTGTGTTTCTATCACACAAGTACCGAGGGCACGGGCGTATCCCAGGGGCAGCTTCGCTGCGTGAGGGGTTCGTGTACGGGAAGGGGCCTAACGCTCGCCACACCAGAGGGACAAGTTCTCATGCAGCGCTGCTGCATGCCGGGAGACCGGACGCGGAGGGATCCGTCAAGTTGAACCCTGACCGACCTGGGAGCATGGGGAAATACGAACAGCCACCTGACGCAAGTAGGCTACCCGGAGCCATCTGGGGCTTGATTGTCTGTGCGGTCCTTGGACCTAAGCATCAAGCTAGCTGAGTGCGGTGAAGTGGAGTCTCGATAATGCAACCCTGGCGAACTGGGACGCATTAACGATCTGTCTCGTATGGAAATAAGCCCGGAGCACCGCACTAATAATGCGACCCGGTCCACGCCCGCTGCAGGGCTAGCATGGCTGCAGCAAAAGATTTTTCTCTACTACAACATACCTAGCGCAAGCTAGGCAAGGCGCGATTCGCCCATCCTGTTTTTACAGGATGGGCCTTTCGTATGGGGGTTCAAATCCCCCTATGTTGTATCGCTCCTACGGGAGCACCATCTTAGGATGCCATGTTGTTCTTTCGTCCAGCACCAAAGATCCTCGTTTTCCCTCTTCCAGACGCTACCACTGCGCCTGGCCGCCGTGCGGCTAAATTAGCTGCTAAACAGCAGCGTAAGCTAAAAGCTGCGGGCACTTTCGTCCGTATTGAAAAATGACTAAACTCACTCAAAGTCAAATGAGGCGCCTATGCGTCTCCGAAAACATCGCACATGCGGCTGCCGCATGGAAAGCAGCAATGCTGCACCAACAAGCACCACCGTTGTTGCAGGTATGTGTTGAAGAAGACGCCGATCCAGATAGTTTAATTAGAACGCTAGTCAGTAGCGTACCCCACCCAAAAGTACACAAGAGGCGTATAAACACATACGCTATAAGCGTATATCAAAGGGAAATGGAGACGTATAGAACTTTTATGAGTTGTGTTAACGCCTGCAAAGTCAGAGCGCAAAAATTCAGGAAAGACGGCCTAGGAATCTGGTTGACGACGAAGAGAGAGGATGAAGCGATGGGTAAAATGTTTACAATTATTTTTAGAGCGTCCGATAATTGGACCCATCCTGAGCAGGTAAAGCAAGGCATAAGAGGAATAGACCCTAATTATCAAAGTTCTAATGTGTTCTTCACGAGAGAACTCGCCGCTGCCGCTGCCGCTGTCGCTGCTCAAGACTTTTCCGACGAATACCAGATCATCCAGATTAAGGATTTAGAGGCCAGCCTAGCAAGCTAGCGCTAGGCTGGCATACTCTCCTCAAGAGTTTCCCCTAAGCGCACTGCGTCTAGGGGTACTTTTGATGAGGGATTGTCCCTCTTTCCTCTTACCCCGGCTTTCTAGCCGTCTGACTTCCTATGTCAGCCACAACCTCTATCCATCCGGCTAAGGCCGCGATGGATCTTTGGCGTACAACTACGCCACGCCCTGTTCTTGATGTTGTTCTAACCGAACGACGCCGGGACACTAACGGTAATACTGTTTTCACAGCCAGTACCGGGATTGCTGTTTATCGACACCAGCGAGACTACACCCTTACTGAATGTGAAAACCATGTGGCAGTGGCATTAGAAGCCCTAGCAGAATACTCCTCTATATTTATGCACAAGTTGGCAGACATCCGCATTACTGATGGCCGTGGTGTCATTGTCTTTGAGAGGCTACCATGATCGCAGAACACGCGACAGCAGAAGACTTCGCCAAATGGCGGCGCCATGCAGAAACTCTTGATCTTGGTGCTTTGCGCCATGTTGTCAAAGACTGCCGTCAGGCAGAATCTGCCATGCGTGGCTGGAACCCCGCCAGAGAAGGATTCTACGCTGATCAGGCATTCACTTATGGCGATGAATATCGCCGGAGGCTTTCAAGATGACCAAGCCCATCAAATCTGTCACACTCCGCTTTACATCTGATCCTAGTCATGGCTGGCTTCATGTCAATCGTGACGTAGCAAAGATGATCATGGGTGATGACTACAGCCGCATATCGCAATGCTCTTATCAGCGAGGGGCGACTATCTATCTAGAAGAGGATAGTGATGCAAAGCTGTTTAAAAAAGCTTGTGAGGCAAGAGGTGTAGACCTTGATATAAAAGTCACATACTACGAACGTACTGCCCCAATCTGTTCCTACGCCACTTTCTACCCATGAAAGACCTTCTGGGTCACCTGTTGGAGCTGGAATCTTCAGAATTAGAAGACTTCAGCGATAAAACATTCAATGATTTCCCACCATCTATCACTGAAACTGTCATTGAGGAATACCGAGACTTCCGTGAGAAAGCTGATCAAATCCTCCTAGATCTAGGTCTAGGAGACAACTCTCTAGAGGATTATTTCGAGACCTGCGAAGGCCGGATCGCACACTTATTCTTCTGTGTGCGCAATCACCACGGCAGCTCTTTCACAGATGACTTCTGGGGAGATACTGTGGAAGCCAAATTGGCCAAACGGGTGGATACTCTAGCTAGTCAATATAGCCAGCTAGATGTCTACGTCGGCGACGACGGCAAAGTCTACATCGCGGGGTACGAATGATGCTCTCTCGCGTCTATTCCTTTAACATCTTCGCTCCAGAGAACAGAGTCTGGATGCACTTCGTCCGATCTACTTTCCATCAAGGCTGGTGGAGAGTAGAAGCTTCCGACCAAACAGGTCGAATGCTCCACTCTCGTCTAATCTCCGATGAGCACATGCACTCGATTTGGGGAAGATTCTCTCATCTTGCAGAGGTAACCCTTTTCTCATGAAAACACACTTCAGCAACCCTTCAATTCCTCTCGTAACTGCGGCGCAGCTTACCTCTGTAGGAATCAACCCCGCAGATCTCTGGTTCTCACAGACTTTCTCGTCTTGGCAGTTCTGCGGCCACACCTGTGTCCGCTATCCTTACCACACCACGGGGGCCATTATTAAGGTTCTAGGACTTACTCCAAACCCAGAGGCTTAAACCATGTCTAAATCCAAAACCGACCAAACCCCGGTATGGACCGGGGAGTATATACGCGGGGCCCTTCCTGCCGCCATAGTCAAATACCATGGACCCACAAGTCGCCGTCCACCAAAATGGATAGCAACGCTTACCCGTGGTGAGGGGCTTGTAGTTCGCCTCGCTGTACCTTTCAGCGACGGGCCTTTAGTTGCTGCTCTAGCAGTAGCGGCCAAGTCTGGCAGCCCTCATTGGGCTGTAGCATCAGTCCATCATATTGATAATACCACTTATTCCGTGGCCTTTAATTCCCCATGAATTGTACTCATTGTGGCAAGCCGATTATCCTCGTACCTTCTGCAGCCGAAAGAGCTAGTAAGTACGGAGGTAAGCCATCTGATTACACCAGATTGTTCACTATGCACGCTACTTGTCAGCTAGAGCTACGCGACGGGAGGTCAAAGTCTCATGCCTAAACCCAACTACGGCTATGACTACACCACTGGTGAAGGCCAAAAGCGTCTGATGTACGAATCAGCCGGGATACACTACGAACCGCCAAAGTCAATCCTACCCTGGAAACCGGGTGATCCCGACTACGGGGCGGATCCGTTAGGTGACGGCACTCACCGCATGGTGCCATCTGGAGATATTGTTAGTTTGGAGGAGCGATGTAGACGACTTAATAAACGTTAAATCCATCTACCCCAATTTTCCCATGAACCGCTCTTATCTCGTCGCTAAAGTAGCTGACGAGCTATTCCTCGTGTCCCGCTGCCACGGGTCTTACGGAGAATCTCTCCAAAAAACCCTAGTCGAATCCTACAACAGCGGCCCCTTGGCCGCTATGTTGGTATCGCCTGGAGGCATGACAGGTATCAACGACAAAATCAAAAGACTAACAGGTCGATATAACAGTAAGGGAGAGGATATAGAATCCTCTACCGAAGGGCCATCTTACCACTACCATCGTAGTGAGATGTGTCTACACTTCAAAACATTCGGCCAAGTCAAATCCTTCCTCAGAAATGCTGAGCTAATCACTTGGCATTACTGGGACGGCTTCCTATGGACTATGACCGACACCCGTTCACCCCTCCCCGGCTAACACCGGCTGATCCAATGCAACCAACCATTACCGAGCAGCAACAACAAGCCATTGCTCTCAAGCTGGCTACCATGCACCTACCTGCAGGCTTAGGCGATGAACACAACGCCTGCAGCATCGCTGCAATCAATCTAACCCTTTCTGGGGAATTATCTGACACAATTCCACTGTGCATGTCAGAAGTTATCGGAAAATGGATAATTCCAATGCAGGATGCCATGCCTGATACAATGCGAAATAGCACAGAGTGGAAGCGCCTATTACCGTTAGCCGCCGGGACTGGCCGTGAGAGAGAGCAAGAACGCCTAACTATTATCATGAATTGGCTATGGGAATCCGTTCTACCTACTGTTCAACCAGCAGCCGACTCAGGAGGCTATGGGGAGCAGTGGAAGGAGATGCTGCGGCAAAGAACTGCTGCTGCTGCTGCTCGTGCTGCTGCTGATGCTGCTGCTCGTGCTGCTGCTGCTGCTCGTGCTGCTCGTGCTGCTGCTCGTGCTGCTGCTTATGCTGCTGATGCTGCTTATGCTGCTGCTGCTTATGCTGCTGCTGCTTATGTTGCTGCTGCTGCTGCTGATGCTGCTGCTCGTGCTGCTGCTGCTGATGCTGCTTGGACCACATTCAACCCTTGCGGGTTGCTAGATAAGCTTATCAAGCTGGAGCATTAACCAACGCACCCCGTCATCCCTATGAAAGACCCCCTTTCCCACTTCATTGCCCGCTCCGGCAATGCCAAAACCGGGCCGATCTCTTTGACTCTAACCGAGGAGTCCTCCTGTCCCACAACCTGCCCGCTCAAGGGCCACGGCTGCTATGCCTCCTACGGCATGGTCCTGTTACACTGGTCAAAAGTCCCCACTACCGGGATCTCCCCAGAATCCCTATTCGCCAAGCTCCGAGAGTTACGCCCCGGCGCCTATTTCCGCCACAATGTGGCTGGCGATCTCTGGCACAATACCGGCCAGCTCATCCCCCGGCTTGTCCTTGGCCTGGCCGCTGCCGCTGCCCATCTCAAAGCCTGGACATACACGCATCACGTCCTATCTCCCGCCAATCTCCTCGTAATTCGAGAAGCAATCAGCCGGGGATTCTGCATAAACATCTCCACGGAGACCCCCGAGGACGCCGCCTCCTCCTTCCGCCAGGGCCTCCCAACTGTCCTAGTGGTTCCTCCAGAATCCCCCACCCACTTCAATATCGACGGGATCCCCGTCATTCAATGTCCCGCTAACACAGCAGAGCATATTACCTGCTCTAACTGCGGAGGAAAGCAGGGCCCTATCTGTGCTCGCCCCGCTCGCACAGTTATTGTCGCGTTCTGGGCCCACGGGACTGGTCGCAAAAAAGCAGCGGCTATCGCCCGTGGTAATAACTCCGGGGATCTCTGATGTATCCCCGCTCTGTCCGGTCCATGGATCCTCCCATGGACCCACCCGACCCCCCGGAGGGGGATGATAACGAGTCCCCTCCGGGGGACTGGCTTGACGATTTTCTTTCCTACTACCCCAATCCTGATTCCGATGAACGTGTCAACCCCACCACTTTCTGAAGAGCAAGTAGCTAAGCGATTGGTTCTAAATAGGCTACGGCCTATCATGAAGATCGCCGTAGATGCCATGAGCAGAGATCCGCTTGCTAATGAAAAAGCTCTTGCTAATTACATACCAGCACAGGAACACAGATGGATTTGTTCCGCCTGGGGAGCAGCTACTAATGAGGGGTCAACCACTCTGGATCTAAAAGACTGGGTGATCGAGCAAGCAGGGCTAGCGGAAACTCCATGAAACTAGCCCATCTCTCCCAATACGCCTTCGGCGTGACTATGGGCCTAGCTTTCGCCGCATCTGCGGTATTCCATGCAACCCATCCTAACCGTTCTCCCCATGTCCCTCCTCTCCCGCTTTTTCCGCAAACAGAAGACCACCCGTACCTGCATCGTAACTTGTAAGTTATGGGTAAATGGTGCTTGGAGCGCCCCGTTTGACAAACGAGCAGAGTTCCACTGTTTCTCTACCGACCACGAGGAGTACGAAAACGGGCCGGGGTTACAACCCGTGGCCATCGTTGAATATGTAGACGGTAAGGTAGAAGCCGTCCATGTTGATAAAATAAGATTCATCACACCTCTACAAGAGTAACCTCTTCCACTAACCATCATGGATAAAATCTGGGTCTTAACCCGATCTCACAATGACCACAACCAACACGGACACTACTTCGTAGCCCCCTTCAAACAACTACCTACAGTAGAGCAGCTACTCGACTTTACTAAAGACGAAGTCGATTACAGTAACGTCACAGATCTGCTCAAGTTCCTCCTACACCTCCAAAAGGGTGGAGGACGCATCAATGACGAACAAGTCTGGTTTACTCTTACACAAACGGTTCTATACTAATCAGACGACGCCCCGAAGCCTCCTGTCTCCCCCGGCAGGGGGCTTCCTGGCGCCCTCTGCGCCCTGGTCCCACTCACCCCGGCTTCTGCCGTACCATCCATGCCTACCTCCACTGCTCCAGCCACTTCCACAACTGCCACAAAGCCTCGTTCACAGATCAAAGTCCCCCCTCAGCCAAAGACTTACTCCCCTACTGGGGAGATTGGCGGCAGGGTGGCCAAGGCGTTCGCCATCAAATTAGAAATGGACCGGCTGAAAGCGCAGCTAGACGGTCATGTCGCAGCGCTAAAAGCGCACGCTGTTAAGAATAACATCAGCCGGATTGATGTTGGGGAGTTCCAAGTGCAGATCAAGAGCAGAGCGAAGTGGGAATACAGCGTAGCGCTGCAGGCGAAAATGCTTAAGATTGAGCAAGAGCAGAAGCTAGAGCAACTTAATAATAAAGCAAAGAATACTCCAGCAATCTACGCTGCGCTGGCTGTTAGCAGCAAAGCTGCTTCGCAGGGTTGAGCCATGAGTCATCAAATAGTTACAGAGCAAGAAGTTAGACAAGAGATCAGCAATGCTGTAGAAAGCGTTGAGCGATACCTTGTCAGTGATGACCAATTCAGACTTAGCGCTACTGAAGATCTAATGCTAAAGATCCGTGAAGGCTGGACCTTGGAGAGACTTAGAGGCCATGTAATTTACCAGATATTATTCCTGCGCTGGCACCTGTGTAACAGTTCAGCCGAATGTAATCCTGATAGATTCTTTATAGCTTTTGTTAAAGAGGAGATAGAAGCAAACGGCACTTATGATGATAAATTGTTAGTATCTTTGTTGTAACCCCATCACACTGAGCCTCAAACATGACCCGCCCCATCCTTGCTGCATTCAAGTGCATCGCACAAGAACCTACGAGTAGTCGTATGTTCACCGTAGGTAAGACCTACCATGTCCATGATCCTGGGATCAAATGGAACGCCGGCTGCATACGCGACGATCTCAGCTTACCACGGTTTATTGGCGAAAGCCACACATTTATTGTTGAAAACAACTCGGAGTTAGGTAGACCGCAGGACATCCGCCGTGCCTACTTTGTCCCAATTTACATCCCCGAGCCCGCCCAATGAGCACCGCTAAACCATCAATTACAGACAATCAAAAAATCATGCTTCGCCTAATCGAGCGTAGCCCTGACATTGGGGATGGCTGGCGTCAATCCAGCATCCCTCTTTGGCGACATGTTGTAGACCAAAGCCCCCCAGATCTGGTTGAGCTTGACCACGAACAAAAACGTGTTCGTTTCACTCCTGAGGGGATCATTATTATGCGGTGGCTACAACTGATTGTTAAAAAAGTTGAGCGCTTTGCTACAACTGACGGGCTTCTCTTTGAGGACCCGGTTGAGGCTAATTCCCATCAGGACCGCCTAGACCTCAACTTGTGGTACAACGACAGCCCACTCACATACGACTTTGGCCTAAAAGTACCATTTGACGATCTAGTCAACTGGCTACAGACCCATCCAGCTAAAGTCCGTCAATTGTTAAAAGTCTCCTAATGACTAATCTTCTTCCCCGCACCTCGGCTAATGCCGATTGACCCATGAGCACTAACAACCTCACTCCAGTTACACAAGAACAATTCTATGCAAGAATCAACGAACTGTCTAAAAAAGGCATTGACGTTCATCCTTCTTTGCGCAGAACTCCTTATCCATACACCTCTGACTGGAAGAAGAGAGACGGAACAGTCGTAGGCGTATCTAAGTCGGAACGCATCAATGGGGGAACCAGTCGATATTTCTTAGTAGAGTCATGAGCCTTTACCACGGCAAGTATCGAGATCCCATTTATGAGCCGGATCCATGAACATGCTCAAGTATCTAGAAGACGCCTGCGAAGGCATCGACGCTTCAATCTTTTCCGGTGATTTACTCTATGACGACGACCGCCGTGAAATGCTCAAGGAGTACATCGGTAGATGGACAAGAGCTATCACCAAACACGAAGCCGAACCACCCGTTATTGATGAGAATGAGCCATGAAATCCCCGAACGCCCTTAAACTCAAGCCTGACGGCAGCTATAGCTTTAGGCTCTCCATAGCTCAACAGCGGCTACTCCTAAACCTCCTAAACGCAGGGGCTACAGCTATAGCCATAAACTCCCAACGCTTTAGAAAAACTGCCTACGTTCTCCAACGATTACATCTAATCGTAATTGTCGAGCACCAACACACTGACCCTCCTTACTTCAACCTGCGCCTCACCAATGCAGGGCTAGCTACCGCTGTAGAACTGCAGCGGCTAGCTAAGACCACTCAATTACAACTCGATCTTCAGTCTAATCCAACCCCTCCTCCAATGACTCAATCTTCCGCCCCACAGCCCCCCGAGCTTGTCCTCCCTAGGATCAATCTAAACGGCAACAGCCGTGAATCACTGGTAAAAGATTATACCGAGGCTCTTGATGCTCAGAATGCAGCATCGGCCCTGTTCCTAAAGATCGACTTCCACGGGCGCAATTACCAAGACCTACCGGACGGGAGCTTTGAAGCTGCTCGAAAATCCCGCAACGAGATCTTTGACCACCTCCGCGCCATCGAGAGCTACCTCGTTGCCCATCTGGACGCCATAAGGGAACCCTCCTAGGCTTCGCCCCATCCGCCTGGCTGTCAACCACGTTGACGTAAGCCCAGTCGCAGCAGGCTTTCTGACCTGCCCCCTATCAACAGGTTGACAACCTCTCCTGTTCTTGATAGGTTGACCTCATACCCGCAATCGCGGCCCCCCCCCCACCTTCATGCAGAACTCCTTCAACCAGACCAGCACCACTGTCGATCAAGCCTTTGCTCGTGACGGCAAGGGTCTCATGGTCTACGGCAACTACCGCGCCGCCGGTTACGCCGTCAACCCCCTCAGCGAGGTAGCGGGCGGCATTCTCGTCTCCCCCGACGCCACCCCCGAGGCCGCTTTCTCCCAGGCTGGGCTCACCTGGACTGCAGACACCACCGATGTGGGCTTCCGCGCACCCGCGCTTGACCACACCAACAACCTCCCAGGTGGTGCATATCACCCAACCGCAGCCTATAAATCCATCGTCCGCTCCGACACAGGTGGGCTCCTGGCCATCCACGGCCCTGGCTATACCCCTGTCCAGAACCACGAACTTAGAGGCATCTTCGATGCTCTAGAAGGCCGCGCCCAAATAGAGGACATCCTCTCCATCAACGGAGGCGAGCGTGTCTACATCACGGCTACAATCAACGCTCAGAATGATGTCCTCCCCGGCGACGTAGTCCGCCGCTACCTCCATCTAAGTAACGGCCACAAGGGTAGCTCCCTCCGCGCCTACTTCACAGATAAACGACTGTTCTGTGCCAATCAACTATCATACTTCGATGGCACGGTGTTCAACCAAGCCAATAAGAAAGGAGATGCGCTTAAGCACCGACATAGCCGTGGAATCACGGAATTCATCCGTCGTCTCCCCGGTCTTATCGACGCAGAGATCCAGCAATTCCACACCACAATCGAAGGCTTCCGCGCCATGGCGGATGTCCAGGTGACCACTGAACATGCCGCACAGGTATTGAGCGCTGCCTTCGCGGATCGCCTCGCAGTCCCCATCCGTGACCGCACCAGCACCGACCGTTCGATAATGCGCAAGCGCACACTGCTAGATCTCAACGACGAGGTGGATGCAATCCGCAGCCACGCCTATGGCGACACTGGGATCGGCTTCGACTTCCCTGGCATGCGTGGTTCCCTTTGGGGGCTCTACAACGCCATCACCCAGTACACCACCTGGGACACCGGGCGGGCGAAGGACCCTCTCGATCGGGCCCGTGGCCGCCTGGAGGCTCTCTACGGCGGAGCCGGCTCCCAGCGCATCGAGCGTGCTCGCGAAGCGTGCCTTGCTTTGGTTTGACCCCCAGCCCGCCGGGGCTTCCCGGCAACAATTCACCTTTACTTTTCCGCCATGGATTCAACAACCACCTTTGTCTTTGCCGCCCTCGCCTACGCAGGCGCCGCCATTGGCGTAGCAACAGGTTATTGGTCAAAAACGCAAGGCACTGGACATCCCTACCTGTTGCCCAACCACCTGGTTAATCGCATCAAAATAATGAATCCATCTGGTGGCTGGCACTTGCAGCTAAAGCCCACTGACATTTTGCGCCTTATTGCCGCTGCTGCCGGTGTGCTGTGGCCGGCCTACCTGCTGGTGTGCTTGTTCTATCAAGCTACTCGCAGGATCGGGGCCTGATCCCCCAGCCCGCCGGGGCTTATCCCGGCGACTAATCTCTCATCGCATCAACAACCATGGCTTATTACCGCATCGAAACTTTTCATGATGGTCACTGGACTGATGATCCCAGCTTGCTAGGGCATGGCAGTGTGAGCGAAGACAACGAATTTGCTGATGATCTAGAA